TTCAGTCATTGATACATTATCTCTAGTTAAAAACGAAACAATATCAAACTCTATTTCTCTATATGGTATGTCAAAAGTATGACAATATGCTTTGGCATGATCAACATCATGTTTATTTAAATCATCATTATATTTAAATATAACAACATGTGCTTCAAGGTCTGCTTCTGCAAAACAATGTAGCATTGCTTGACTATCTATGCCCCCACTAAAACATAATGCTGGAAAAGGTCCCAATGTTTCATGGCATCTTTTTGCGGCCTCTACTCTCCATTGTTTTAATTTTTCATCATTGATGTTTTCTAAATCACGTATTAATTTAGTAGATACATTCATCTTGTGATTTTGACCATTGCCGGCAATCATGCCAGACATGTCTAACCAATTATTATAGAAAGGAACTGATTTATACTGCGACAATTTTTTTCACCATTTTCTTTAAAATATGCTCATCTGTATTCACGTTAAGAACCAACATTAAACAGTTATCAACAAAACTAAACAGACTATGCAATCTACTTGTGTTAATAAAGTATGTTGCTCCTAAGTCGAATCTTAATAATTTTTCTTCTTGTACCCATTTCATATCATTGATACCAAAATTGTATATAGGTATCATAATTCTGAATGTAGGTACAGCAACTATTGCTCCGTTATCTCTGTGTGGAGGAAAGAATCCACCTTTATCTAATCTAAGAAAATGTGTTCTTCCTAAATTAGGTTCCCAAAAATTTAAATATTCGTCTAGTTCTGGGAGTAACGCACAAACATTTGTTCGTGTAGTAAAGTCTGCTTCGTTGTAGGCTTCGCCATGTAGTCTTTCCCACTCTCTTAAACTATTTAAATCAGGGCCATCAAACTTACCATCTAAACTCGTAACACTTAATCCAAATCTATTGTTAGGTTTTTTATGACCTTGATACTCTTTCCATCCTGGATGATTATCACAGACTTTTTTGACTTTATTCAAGTCCATTTTGGGGAAGTCGAGTTCAACAACATCTCCCCAGTTAATTATAAAATCTGTTAACGTAGCCATATATCATATTTATTCAGTAAATAGATGTATGCAATTAAACTTTATTTTTCCAAAAGACATCACCGACCCTAACAAATGCAATGTAGCACGTGCAATTTGTGATGGTGTTGCAAAGATGGTATCTTTACCTGACACACTTACAATAGAATTCTCGTTTATGCCTCAAAATGTATACGGCGATTCTACATTAGATAACAAAAGTAATAAACGAGTAAGGTTAAATATAGAGTTGCGAGTACAAGATATAATGATTCCTTTAGTACATGAGTTAATACATGTCAATCAAATGTATGAAGGTAAGTTGATGATAACAGAAGATGGTATTTTTATTTGGGATACTGTGCCCTATGAAGTCGATTTAATAAACATACATTATAAAGACTATCAGATGCTACCCTGGGAAGCAGACGTTAGACACAGACAGCCTAAGGTGCTACGAGAACTACTTAAATCTTACAAGTAATTGAAGGGGTATCTACATAATCAGATAACGAAATTCCGTACCTTTCGCAGTCTGTAATTTTATCTTCTTTTGTCATTGCAGGCCATTCTCTACTTCGATGCAACACAGTTTCTGTATCTTTACTGTCTAACCAATCAAGTCTGAATACGTTAGGACGCAACATGTAAGCATTACACCAGTCTTGTATACAAACAGTCATCGGAGTCACGGGATTAATTATGACATATTCTCGTATTTCTATTTGAGTTCCCGGACCATTGTCATGTTGATATACACAATTGTCTGAATGATATCGCATGTTAAATATCTCAAACTCATCACTGCCCATATACATAAACCAATCTTGCATTGCGACATCTAATTTATTTGTTAAAGCATTTGTTTGCATTTCTAATCCTGTAAAGTATATTGTATTAGGACTAGGATAAATTACAGATAAATCGTTACCGGCGTCATCTCCCCAAATGATTTTATTTCTGACAGGTAAAACATCTGGTCTAGTATCGAAAATACAATCATACTTTGTATCTAAACGTTTTTCTTGTCTTCTAATATGAGGCAACATTATCATATTCATAAAAGGAGGTCCAAGGTGTCCGTTATAATATTCACTTACTTCTCCTTCGGTTAGTAATGCATTGTTTACTTTATAACTAAGAATATGAAAGTGTATTAAATTTTGATTTGTAAATGATTCTTCAACGCCTTCAGTATTAGAGGTGTCCCAAGTTATAAAATAATAGTCAACATTGTCTGCAATTTGATTATAGAAGTCAAATACTTTTGGTGCATTAAAATGCCATGTTCGCACATGTCCTCTTAGCACTACAGCAATGTTTTTCATTTTCTTCATTGTCTTTTCTTTTTAGTCTTCTTTACAGTTTTTCTCTTTATGGGCGACAATTCGTTAACATAATCCCAATCTTCTCTGAACATACAAAAACGTCTGTTCTTGTCTACTGTTTCATAGACAAATTGCATTGCTAACAACTGTACAACTTTACCTTCAAATCTGCCGTTAAGTTTACATATGTGATATATTAAGTCTCCTACTTGCGGATTCTTTTTGCTTTTCTTTTTAATTACCATAGTCCTCTTTCGTTACAATGTTTATATAAATATTCAGCCCAGTGTTTGTGTCCTTTAGCACTAGGATGAAAAATAATAAAAACTTCTTCAGCAGTTCCTTTAGTTAGCATATGTTGCCATGCTGTTGTGTCTCGTATAAATGATTTGTTATCTATTGCTTCCCAAAGTGCTTTATCACCCGGGGTAATCTTATTAAAGTTCTTTTCGTATTCTTCATCGTCCCATTGATAAATCATTTTTTCATGGTGATGATAAAATGCTTGATGCATAACAAACTTAATGTTGTACATTTCTAATATCTTTGACATCTGCCAAACTTGATTAATGTGTCTATGAATAAACTCAGACTCTGACCAAAACTTATCAAAGTATAAACGAAAGAATTTATTTAAATCTTCATCTCCTTCATGGTCTTGATCCATACTCCAGGGTCCGAAAGGAATATAATGATCGTCAAAGCCCGTATCACTATGTCGCCAAGGCTTTCTAGTATAAAATTCTCTACGTTCAGGACTAGTCCAACCTATAGATATGAATAAGTCCGCAGTATCTCTACCTGTAAGATACCCTTCTGTAGACAACCATTCTATCAATCTTCTAGTTATCGAATCATTTGATAATGATGGGTCACTTAAATCAATTAGTTCAACGTGTCTTCCTTCATCATATAACATGTCTGCAAGACGATTAATGTATCTATTCTTTAATCTATATTCTATGTTCTCTGGTATGCTTTGTCGTTCAAATCCGCCCCCGGGCAAATTCATAATTGGTTCTGGATCTATAGCAGGGTCTACTAACTCTGCACCCCAACACCAACTATCACCACAACCTACTAATCTCATCCTCTCATCACTTTAATCTTTTGTACGTAGTCACTGCAAATACCTGCACAGTTTACATTTAATGTATTCTTTAATGTTTCGTCTGCTACTTCAGGCATAACCATAATACTACGTCCTGAAAGTTCTTTGCCTATGTTTGTCCATATATACTTTTTGTTTGTTAAAGTATAGTCATCATTCTCATGCCAAAACGAATTTGTTTCATTTAACTCTATTCCACCAAAGAAACGCAATGCATCTATATTTTTGCAATGTAGCCAGCATCTTTTATCTAAGTCTAGTAATGCTCCTTTGTATTGAGGCTCATCGTGTCCATAGAATATCTCTCCATCGATTACCCACACATCAATTTCTACATCAAAGCCTAAGTTTAGTGCTTCTTTAAAATGATCCGGATGATTTTCTTGTACTGATGGTCCGTTGATGTTCCCTCTGTGTGCTATAAGTTTCATAGTGTTTTTAATATTTCCCAAGTTTCTTTATAACCGTTATTTATTTTATAAATGGTTCCGGTGTTTCTGGGCAATGCATTTATCTTTTTTACTAATGGCGTGTCGATACCGTACTTACCGTATTGATCACAGAAAAAAACAAATTCTGATTGATCATCGTCTATTAAATCTAACATTTGTCCTTTATTGGCGCCACGCAAACATATATCAACACTTACACTTCCTCCTGCATATGCTTCTAGTCTTGGAAAAGTGTTGTTTAGTTGAATAATAAAGTTTTCTCTTTCTTTATATAACTTATCATGCTCCATGTAATGACTTCTAAGTTCTCTATCTCCGCTTCTAGTTGCAAGAGACCAGTTATAACTACCCTGTCTTTTTTCTAAAACAGTTTTAAACTCAGGTTTCTGATCGTACTTACTTCTAGTCCAAAAATTATAAAAGTGTTCCATTTCACTTTCGGTAAATTCAAAGTCATTGATAAGAACTTCATTGCCTCCCGGAGGATAGATCGCATTACCTAAACAATGAAACCCTATATGTTGTTTATCTACTATCTCTGGGCCGATCTGATCGATTGTTTTTTCTCTATGACTACCTGTAATTAAATAGTATTCTTTATCTTTTGTCCATTCCTGAAAGTATTGACTAAATTCTTCATCGATATGTTGGCTAGTGTCGCACAGTACACCGTCGACATCAAATATATATTTTATCATACTATATACTTATCCTTTGAGTCACCCGGGACTTTAATACAAACAATAGTACAATCTTCATAAAATGTTGGGTCGGCGACTTCATTAGGTTCAATAATAAATGTATCACCTGCTTCTAATTCGGTATTGCAGACGTTCATCTTGCCTTTAATTAATATATTATATTCAGTGCCTTGTTTATGATAGTGAGCAGGCCATTGCTCACCTTTGAGATGTGTTAAAATACCTACTTCAAAATCTTTAGTCTTTAAAAGACTGGGTTCAAAATCACCAATGACCCAACCCCTAGTTGTGTCTGATAATTTTCCTACGATCACTTTTCTAGGTATTCTGCTAAATCTTTGGGAGTGCCTATAAACGAGATGTCATCAGGCATAATTTGATAGAAGCCTGCATCTCCTTGAAACCAGTTATATGAGGGTCCTATGAAATATTCGCCCTGAGATTTAATACCTGATTGCATCATTAAGCGGGTACTCACTACAAAGTCTCTACCTTTCTTAAAGTAGTGTAGTCCTGTTAAAGCCATGTTACCTGGTTGTACTTCTTTTTCAAAGATAGTACCTGATACCATATCTAAGTAACTATGTTTTGGGTCATCACTTTCGACTGTAATAATACCTGCATCATGCTCTCTTAATTTTTCAAACACTTCATCACGTAGTTTAGGAGCCCAATTCATAATTTGGTCGTTGTTTGCAATCAGAAGTTCTTCATCATTTTCAATAAAGTTTACTGCTTGAATTGCAGTCTGTGCGGCACCGTCGGTGTTACCGACGACTACAAGAACAGTACATCCTGGGAATTCATCTACTAGACGAGATCCTAACTCTTTATGAGTATCGTTCATCATATCTTCTGGTAGTAAAAAGATAAACTTGTTGTCCGGATGTTCTAGTCCTAAACTTCTAGCGGCAGCCACTAACATGGGCTCGCCCTTAACATCAATTAGATTTTTGGGTTGATCGTAGTGACCCTTAAAACGAGTTCCTCGACCGGCTGCTGGTATTAATATGTTCATGCATATATTTATTAGGTTTATAGGCTATAAAAATATTTTAAAAATGCTTGACTTTGGGTAATAATTTCTGTATAATATACTGATATCATCAAAAAGGGCGATTGCTATCATAAGAACCATTGCCCTAAATGATATATAAATTAAAAGGGTAAAATAATGTCTCAATTTTTCACAGCAGATTTGCATTTTGGTCACAAAAATGTGATCAATTTTACAAATCCGGACGGCACAAGATGTCGCCCGTTCGATACCGTTGAGGATATGGAAGATGCTATGATTCAGATGCACAATGAGATTGTAAAGCCCGCAGATAAAGTCTACATGCTAGGCGACATTGCTTTCAATAACAGAGGACTTGAAAAAGTCAAACAAATGAACGGCATCAAAATACTCGTCAAGGGCAATCACGACCAATTGAAGTTGAACAAGTACGTAGAAGTGTTCAAAGATATCAGAGGTTGTCATGTAACTAATGGTTTGGTGTTTACTCACATACCAATACATGTCGATCAGTTAGGTAGATTTGGGTGTAACGTACACGGTCACTTGCATGGTGGTAGAGTTATGCAGGATAACAAAATCGATCCTAGATTTTTGTGTGTCTCTGTCGAACATACTAATTTGAAGCCTATCGATTTTGAAGATATGGTTGATAGGATCGTATCACAAGGTGGAAAGATGGGCATGATTAACGGTAACGGTTCTCAGAAACAAATTACCCAAAATAGTTTATCTTCTGATCAACCTGCAGTATAATACACAACATGACACAAAACGTTAAATTGCTATTGATTGCTAAGGGTTGTGTCAAACAATTCGAGTCTCTTCAGGCGTCCGCCGAAGGGCTAGGCAAGTCTTAAGATTTGCACTGTTAGAGACTCACTTTTTAAGGAATAGATGAACAATTATCAAATAATGGAAGTAATTAAAGAATCAAAGCCAACACAAAAAGGTAGATTTTGGTGTCATATCAGAAAGGACTTTTATAGTTGGGACGAACTCATTGCATATTACAAAATGTGCGATTTAATTGAAAAACAAAATCAAAGAAAGGGCTAATTATGACAATAATGACTCCAGATCAAAATTGGACTGATGAAGAATGGAACAGTTTTAGATCACAAGTGAAAGATGTACTCGTTAAGGATATTGTAGAAGTTACTTTTACAAAAATCAACGGCGATGAACGTGTGATGACATGCACACTACATCCTGACAATTTACCTAAGCCAGTTATCAAAGAAGGCGAAGACAAGAAAGAAAGGGTAATTAAGAATCCTGAAAACAGTCTTGCTGTATTTGATATGAAAGCAGAAGGTTGGAGAAGTTTTGTAATAAGGAATATCAAATCAGTCAATACAAGCCCGCGCCTGTAACTCAGTTGGATAGAGTACCTGGCTACGAACCAGGAAGTCGGAGGTTCGAATCCTTCCAGGCGCGCCAAGTTCAATCAACGTAAGGAAACAAAAAGTTTAACCGCTCTTAGTTCAGTGGATAGAACAACTGCCTTCTAAGCAGTAGGTCCCAGGTTCGAATCCTGGAGGGCGGGCCAGTTTGGGGTACGGCTAGAACAACACTAGCCTCAACCGGATGCTTGAGACATGCAAATCCTGTCACTCTGCCCCTCCCCAACTGGGCCTATAGCATAACTGGTTAATGCAACCGACTCATAATCGGTAGAGTCTAGGTTCAAGTCCTAGTGGGCCCACCAAATAAGGAGAAGAAAATGAAAGCATTTAAAAGAAGGGTGTATAAATTTAGCAATCAGTGGACGCATGAAAAAACTATTTACTTGCTTCCGTCAGTCTCTATCAGTATGCATGAGTCTTGCTTAGACATTTCGTTTTTATGTTTTAAGTTCTACACATATGTGGAGTACAAATATGGCTAAGAAAAAAGAAAGGATCCCCATGAAGGGAGGGGACGAATTTGATGCTCTTACTAAGGCTCGCAAGTATTATGTTTATCTAACTCGTTCCGGTGTTGCAAAAAAGATTAAACAGCAATACAACAAACGTTTTAGAAAGAAACAAAAGCAAGACATCAAAAAAGATTTGGGCACATGAAAATGTGCAGGTCATTGAAATCCCAATAAATATTAGTATGCAAAAAGTAGAACATATTGATATTACCAAATTAGATTTAACAGACTATGTTGAGTCATTAAAGAACACATCCTTCTCGTCCAGAGAAATTTACAATGCTTGTCAAATCTATAAAGATATGATAGATGATCCTGACTGTACAATCATCTTAACGATTGCAGGATCAACACAAGCCGCTGGTTGCCTACAACTATATAGAGACCTTGTAAGATATAAAATGGTTGACATTATAGTTGCAACTGGCGCCAGTGTTATTGATATGGATTTGTACGAAGCCCTAGGCTTCAATCACTATATCGGCACATCCAAAGTCGATGACAATGAATTAAGAGAACAAGGCATTGATCGAATTTATGACACTTATATCTATGAAGAAGATTTAAAGAAAGTCGATCAATATGTCTGTGATATTGCAACTCAGTATAGTGAAGGAAGTATAATGAGTTCCAGAGAGTTTCTAAATCTTTTAGGTAAACATACTCCAAACAGTTTAGTCAATGAATGTTATGAAGCAGGCGTACCTATCTTTTGTCCTGCCTTGAATGACAGTGCCGCAGGATTCGGACTGCTCAAACATAGAATGGAAGAGGAATATTATTGCATCATTGATAGCATAGCAGACCTTAAAGAATTAACTGAATTAAAAATCAAAGCAAAAGATACAGGTTTGTTTATGGTCGGAGGAGGAGTACCGAAAAACTTTGCACAAGATATCGTAGTAGCGGCAGAAATGTTGGGGCATGAAGTTTCATTGCACAAATATGCAATACAGTTTACAGTAGCAGATGTAAGAGACGGTGCATGTAGCAGTAGCACATTAGACGAAGCAAACAGTTGGGGTAAGGTTAGTGATCAAGCAACACAAATGGTGTATGGAGAAGCCAGTAGCATCTTACCAATTGTTGCTAATTATGCATATATTAATAAAAAATGAACTTCTTAGGTGTTGAATCTTACTCATATGAAGACTGCAATATACTTGTAGTTCCATACGGCAATGAAGATAATGTATCATATGGTACTGGTACTTTATATGGACCTCAAGCCATCATACGTGCTAGTCAAGAGGTAGAACTACATCCATATCCTAATAATCTAAAGATACATACCTTACCTAAAACAGACAATCTAGGTCAGACTGTTAAACAAGCAAAAGAAGATGGTAAATTTGTTATTATATTAGGCGGAGATCATAGTTTAACATCATATGCTTATCAGCATTATAATACAGATATTGTGCAGTTTGATGCTCATTGTGATTTGAGAGATAGTTATTTAGGTAATCCACATAGTCATGCTTGTGCAATGCGTAGATGTATGGAACTAAATGAAGATACAAGTCTTTATAGTTTTGGTATACGCAACATGAGCAAAAGTGAAGATGAGTACATTCAACAAAACAGTCATAGAATACACAGAGACGTTACACCAAAGGGAAAGGAACTATATTTAACGTTTGATGTTGATGCGTTTGACGTATCAATTATGCCTGCAACAGGGACTCCAGAACCGGGAGGATTGTTATGGGAAGAAACAATAGAATTGATTAAGGCAATCTGTTATCAAAACAAGATTGTAGCATTTGACATAGTTGAACTTGCTCCGATTAAACATATGCCGGCATATGATTTTGTCGTTGCAAAACTATGTTACATTATTTTACAAGAAATATTTAAAAGGTAAACATATGGAAAAAATAGTTCCAGAACACAAACATCTGATTGTTCGTGCTGAAATTAATAATGCTCCCAAAGATCCTGATTGGGTAAAGGAGTGGTTGACATCGTTAGTAGATAAAATTAATATGAAAATATGCAGTGGACCACATACAGCATATGTAGATATTCCAGGTAATTCAGGCGTGACTGGCGTTGTAGTTATTGAAACAAGTCACATTGCAGTTCATGTATGGGACGAGCCCGACCCTGCATTATTTCAATTGGATGTCTATACTTGTGGACCATTTGATATGGATATTATATTTGATGATATCAATCAATTTGATCCATCTAAAGTAGAATGGAAGTATTTAGATAGAGAACACGGTTTAAACGAAGTTAGTACATCTGCCCAATAATTGTAGATTTACGCAGGTTTTTATAGTAAAATATTAATAACTGGTGCAATGAGTAAATAATATTAACTCTATTGCAAAGGAGATACTATGAAGCAGACTCTAATTAAAGCCTGTGTGTTAGTTTTGATGGCATTTAGTATATCAAAACTAATTGAACCTTCCCCAACACCTACACCTCAGGTGCAAAATATTCAACCCCAATGGTACAAAAAACCTGAAGTCGTCATTATCGAAGTTCCGGTACGTGAATTTAAGATAGTTGAAGAAGATATGACACCTCAAGTTGTAATTGTAGACAACTCTGATATGGTATACGAAGATATAGACGTATTCTGTCTAGCAAAAAATATCTTCCATGAAGCAGGTATAGAGCCAGATATAGGCAAATATGCCGTGGCTCAAGTTACTCTTAATCGTGTAGCAAGTCGCAAATATCCAAACACTGTATGTAAAGTAGTACTGGACAGATATCAGTTTTCATGGGCAAATAACAGGTCCCGACATTGGACACGCCCAAAAGGTCCCAATTGGGATAGATCATATGAAATTGCCCGTCAAGTTATGAACGAAGGACATCGTGTAAAGGGACTAGAAAACTCCAGATATTATCACGCAGACTATGTAAAACCGCATTGGTCACGTAAAATGACGCATGTGGCCACTGTAGGAAGGCATGTTTTTTACACAAATGATGCAATCTATTGATTTATAAGAGGAAATAATTTCACTTTTTTTGCAAAAAAGGCTTGACATTGGGTACCCAATCCAGTATAATATGTATATATTAAACGATAAAGGAACGGAAAATCTATGCAAATCAACACTCAACTAGCAAAAGCCTTCAACCGAGCAGTCTCTACTGCTGAAAATCTTAATTCAGATGGTTCTGTAAACTGGAACTTTGTTGATGCTGATTGTTATATGGCTTTAGCCGATAGCAATTCTGATCTTCCTGCTGATATCGATTATATTGAGCAATTCAACTATCTGGCTGATTGCTACACTGGCAAGATCACTCTTGCTGATCGTATTCAAATCCCTGCATAAGGACTCTTTATGTCATTCTATACGCACACCGTCAATCCTATTGGCGTTTTCACTGAAAAAGATTGTGGCAACTACTTTGAGTGGTCTGTCAATGATGATCCAATGTCTTGGTGCGAGGACTTCCCTCATAAGATTTGGGTAGGTGACACCATAGGTTCCCCATACCGATATGGTTTGGTCAAAAAGACTGTTGCGTATGTCTGTGTCGATGAAGACGAATTTGGTCTTCCTGTAGTCGAAAAATGGGCACTAAAAAAATGTCAAAAATATTGAAAAAAGGCTTGACATTGGGTACCCAATTTAGTATAATAGTTGTATAAATTAAATCAAAGGAGCATTTATGTCTATAGTTAGTAACAAAGAACTCGACAACATCAAGTCAGCAATTTCAAAAGGTCATTTTAATCTTGACCAACTGAATGAGTTGCGTAAGTTCATCGTTTCTGTTTCTGTTAGCAATGCTAAATCTCAAATCAAAGTTGGAGATTCGGTGTATGTTGTTCAGAAAACTAAAAAGACCCTTGGTGTTGTCACAGACATCAAAATCAAAAAGGCGATTGTCAGAATGAATGGTAGCATGTATAATGTGCCTCTTTCAATGATAGAGCCGGTGGAGGAATTGTAATGCAGGCAACAAGTAGTTATAGCAACGAATTAGTTCAATGGTGGACTGTTGCGAACATCAACGGCTATCCTCAAAGGGTATACTGCACTGCGGCAAATGCATTTGAGGCTAGTAATATCTTCAAATCACTGTACGGCAGTCAGTTAATCAACGAGTACGCCAGTAGGGTGTAAAGAATTTTGGTAGGGTTTCGGCTCTACCTTAATAAGTGTGCAATGGGAGTTGCATGTATTTTAATGAGTTAAACTTAGTTTTATATATTTAGGAGAAACATTATGACAACTCAAACTTTTTCGGTAATCGGTATTACTGAGCATAACGGAAACTCAAAAGTCCGTTTTACAGATGACATGGTAAGGCGTGTCAAACAGTTCAGCAAGGGCGGAGCGACTCGTTGCGAGTTTATCTCTCTTCCTGAAGCAATGACTAAACTAGATGGATTGGAGTATATGCTTACGCATCCTTCTTTTCAATCACCTGAAGATCAGGCTACAATCTCTGATGCGATTGCTGATCGTTCTAAGGCATCTGGTAAAGTTAAAGTGACCATGTCACTTGATGCTATCCGTGAACGCGGTAAGCAAGATGCTGATACATTAGAATCAGTGTTGAATGCTGTAGTTAGTTAATAACAACAGCCACAAAAAAAGGGCTTTCGGGCCCTTTTTTATTGGGTAAAATTTATACTGTTGGAGCGGCGTTCTTGTATGGGTGACCTACTGGTAAGTTACCTTGTAGTCCCCACTTCCATGCTATGTAACCTTCTGCTTCTTCTACAGTACTTATGTCTGTGCCACCTGTGCCCGGAATAGTATTATAATGAAAATACTCTGCCATTCTACCGTCTAATTTAACACCGCTTCTATTTTGCATCATTCTTAAATCAGAACAAGTAGTATCCATTGATGCAAGATAAGCATCTACAGAAGTATTTAACGTCCCGTTAGTTCTAGCAAAAAATTGGTTGCCTGTTTTGTTTGCTATGACACTTACGATTGTCCAATTATTGCTAGGAATACCAGTACTAAATGCATTTACAGCATTACCAGTTATTGCGTTTGAACCGTCGTAGTCAATTTCTCCTGGAAAACTGTTACCACCTCCACCAGCAGAACTGATTGCATATGTTCTAGTACCAACAGCACTCCAAAAACTGTCTTTGTCTGCATCAACACTTTGCCATTCAAATAAGCCTACAGCCCAATGGTTGCCTGCATTAGAATATGGTCCTGAATTTGAAGATATTAAACTTGAATTGCCATCAAAGTCCCAAGTGTTAAGACTGTTTAGATCACCAGAAACCCTTGTAGGAGTACCGGTCAAAGTCATTGTAAAATTGCCTGTTTTGTCTGTAGGAGCACTTATGGCGCCACCGCCACCCACTGTGTAAGTTGAGGTATCACTAGCATCAAACCATGCGGCTAATGAACTTGCATCATTTGGTTCCCAAAGTTCGGCAGGACCATCTTCGTGCCATGCCATTTGCGCCATCATCATTGCGCCTGCCATTTAACTTACTCCAGTGCCGCTAATAAACCATGTATCAGTGTCAACTTTCATCAATGTCGCAACTCCATATGTTGAAATAACTCTGTTTCCTGCAGTTGAATTACCTGCTTGATAAAGAGTTACACCAGAGATAGCATTAACTAGAATGTTACCTGCGGCTTGTTCAACAATACTAATTGCTGTTCCTGTTGGGAACGCAACAGTTGCGTTTGTAGGAATCGATAATGTAATGTTTCCTGCTGTTGTTGATCTGAAATGTTTACCTGAATCTTCAAGTGCGATTGTATCATCTGCTGATAATACGACCGGGGGAATTTCTTTATAACCTATTGCAAATCCGTTTGTGTTTGCATTGATGTTTCCACCAGCAATGTTTCCTGTTACGGTTAAGTCTACTAAAGTACCGAGACTTGTGATGTTTGGCTGTGCGGCTGTTGTTACAGTACCTGCTGTTGTAGCAGTAGTTGCTGTAACTGGTCCCCATGAACCTGTGCCGTCTAAGTAATTTGCTGTGTTACCGTCTAAGTTAACTGTTGCAATATTACCTGCACCAGATACATTTGCGATAGCAACACTATTAGCAACTGCGGCGAAACTAACTTCACCTGTTACATTAGCACCGACTACGTTAGAAATGCTTCCACCGTCACCAGCAAATACACCTGCAGTAACTGTAATGTCACCTGTGTTTGCTGTTAAGCCTACTGATACGATTGTGTTACTAACAAGTAGTTCTGATAAAGTACCAACAGATCCGATATTTGGTTGTGCTGAATTGATTACTTCTTGTGCAAGAACTGCTGTATTGATTGTTCCTGTTACATTAGCGCCGGCGATATTAGATAAACCGCCACCGTCACCTGTAATTAATCCAGTAGTTGTAATTGTGTTTGATCCAAATGCATTTAATAAAGTAACAACGTTTGAATCACCGTATGAACCACCACCTGGGGCCGCGGCGAACACACCGTTACCATATAGTACGTTGCCGGCTTCTCCGTCAATATCGATTGACGCAATATTACCTGCGCCTAATACATTTGCTAAAGCAACATTATTAGCAGTATCGGCAAATGATACTGTACCTGAGACATTTGCTCCTGTAAGATTTGATAACTGATAACCGTCTCCAGTTAATGCTGGACTTGTAGCAGGGGCAAATACACCATTGCCATATAAGACATTTGACGCAGATCCATCAATGTCAATTGTTGAAATATTACCTAAAGTAGGTGTACCTGAAACATTTGCATAAGCAACTGCGTTTGCTGTTGCGGCAAATGCGACTTCACCAGAGACATTTGCTCCGGCTACTGAGTTAGAAACTGCTGAGAACCCGACTTCACCACTTACGTTAGCGCCAGCAACTGCGTTAGCAGTAGCCGCGAATGATACTTCACCAGAGACATTAGCACCTGTAAGGTTTGCTATTTGATATCCGTCACCGGTTAATGCTGGAGATGCGGCTGCCGCAAATACTCCATTACCGTATAATACGTTTGATGCTGATCCATCAATATCAATTGTTGAAATGTTACCTAATGTAGGTGTACCTGTTACGTTTGCATATGGTACGTTTGATATTCCGCCACCATCAGCAGTGACTAGACCTGTTGTTGTAATCGTGTTTGATCCAAATGCATTTAATAGAGTAACAACATTGCTGTCTCCATATGCAGTATCTGAATCTGCGGCGAATGTTCCGTCTCCTCTTAGAACATTAGAGACATTGCCGTCTAAGTTAAGAGGGGAAACATTACCTAGTGTAGGTGTACCAGTTATGTTTGCGTAAACAACGTTTGATATTCCACCTGCATCACCTGTAATAATGCCTGTTGCATTTAGTGTTCCAGTTACATTAGCACCTGTACTAGTTACGATTAATACATCTGCTGTGCCACCAACTCCTACAGTTACGTTACCATCTGTTGTGGGGATATCAACATTTGATGTACCGTCTGTAATACTTGTTGCGGCTCCTGCTGGAACGTTTGTTAAGTTTGCTCCGTCACCTGAGAAGTATGCGGCAGTAACTGCTGTAGTTGCATTGATGTTGCCTGCATCTAAGTTTCCTGTGACGTTTGCACTTGTCAGATTTCCTACTGAAGTAATGTTTGGTTGTGCGGCGTTTGTTACATCTCCTGCAAGAGTTGCAACTGCGGCTGGTACAAAGTTACTTCCACCTGCCCCTGCTAATATCAGGTTTCCAACTAATTGTACTGTAGATTTCTTAGTTTCAGGTGTCCCGTTCATGTCTACGACGGCTACTAAGTCGTTGTAGGTCATGTTTGCACTTGTTATATCTGAAAGTGCTGTAATTTTAATGTTTGTTGCCATGTTCTATTATCCCCTAATAGTAGTATTTATCTTTTACCGAGTTAAACAGCACTGTCATCACTGACATAAGACCAACGTGAATTTGTTGTGTCCCAATAAGCCATTTTGCCACCAGGGGTGCTATCACTAATTGCAATAAGTTGTCCTACTACACCTGTGCCAGGTACCGATCCTGATGCATAGACAGGCACTTTATTAAATTCTACATCGATTGAACCGATAGATGTAATAGGTCCACCAGTAACTGTTAATGTATCACTTGTAAGACCTACACTTTGTACAGTGCCGTCTGATAGATTTGTTGAACTTACTGTAACGTTTCCGTTTGCACTACTAACTGATATACCAGTCCCTGCATTTAATCTTGTAACACCAGTATTAGTAACTGTAATGTTACCTGCACTAGTGATTGGACCACCTGATACTGAGATACCTGTGCTTGGATTTAATCCTACACTTGTAACAGTTCCACCTGCAGTACCGTTTGCTATAGATGTGATTCTACCATATGCATCTACTGTGACATTTGCTTGTGCATATGACCCTGCTACTACACCTGATGTTGCTAAATCTAAAGCAATTGTACCAGAAGATACTATAGGACTTCCTGAAACAGTCAGCCTACTTGAACTAGTAGATATGCCTACACTTGTTACTGTTCCACCGCCATTTCCGCCTCCACCTGTAGCAGAGATTGTTATATTGCCTGTAGTGCCGCTTAGTGTTACACCGGTACCTGCAATTAAACGTGCAACACCTGTATTAGTAATCGTTACTGTACCTGTGGTTGCGTTTGAAGTTACACCAATCGCATCACCTGCATTGAATGTATTGAAATTACTTGCGTTAGCAAATAATGTATCAAAGTTTACGTTAGTTTTAGTCCATGCAGTGTAAAGTGAATCACTACCAACGGATTCGTTTGGTAGTCCTACGTTGATTGATTGTTTTCCTGTTATAGCCATACTTGTGTAAGTTCCTTATATCTTGTATTTATCAATAAGGAGAATTAGTATGGTGAGAATGAACTACCGCAACCGCATGTGGTTTGTGCCATTGGATTGCTGATAGAAAAACGTGATCCTTGTAAATCGTCTTTGAAGTCTACAATAGCATTTGATAGGTATTGCATAGATAATGAATCTACTCTGACACTCTCTGTACCTTCTACTGGTACTTCAAAGTCATCGTCATTTTGAGTCTCTTCCATAGAAAAACCGTATTGAAAACCAGAACAACCTCCACCTGTTACATACATTCGTAAAAATGTTTGTGGAGTTTCATCTGCTAATACTTCTTTAATTTTATCTTGTGCTGATTCTGTTATCGTTATCATTTTCTAATTGCTTGTCCCCAACGTGTAGAAATTACATTCCAGTTAATAATTTTCCATGTTTCTCTAAGATACTTTTTCTTATCTGAACCGTAATCTAAGATAAAAGCATGTTCCCACCAATCTATTAATAATAATATATCATCTCTGACTTCGTGTTCTTCAATAGTTTTAATCTTGCCGTCAGATGCTAAGTATACCCAACCTGATCCTTCGATAGCCATTGCAATAGTTTCAAGTTCTTTTTGAAAAACTTCGTATGTGCCGAAATGTTTTTCAATAAATCCCTTCATAGGACCGTTTGGTTTGTTGTTGTCTCTGACTTCTCTGAACTGAGGGAAGTAAACATTATGTAAGAAGGCTCCTGCATAGTTGAATTCAGGGTTACCCTCATGATTATTATAACGTTTAGCATATCCCTTTGCTAACTTATCATAATGTAAATCTAGTGTATCTCTACTCATTACAGGCTTAACTTGCTTTGCTTCAAAGTTAAGCGGAATGATTTCTATATCAGCGGGCCTCTTTACTTTTGCTTCAGTAAGAGGTTGTTGTCTATACATTTGTTGAATACTCATATAGATATTTATCGGTTTAGAGCATCAAGTATATTTTCTGCTGTTTCTAAATGCGATTTAGGGCCTGGATGTGCGTTGTCTGTTCCTATATCTAATCCATTATGCCAAATCATTAAAGATTCCCAATTTTGCAATACTATTTTGCTATGCATCACATCTATAATTTTAACAGGAGATAACCTATGTAAATTGTGATATGCTAGTTCTGCTTTTACATACAATGCTTGATCTGCATGAACTAGAAACTTAGGATTTGACCATGCACCTGCAGGACACAAGTTTTTTTGTCCATGTATATCTTTCATGTAACGTTGGTAAGCGGGCCATTCAATTACAAGGCATTTGGGTTGCTTTTTAGTGTGCATGAACCAAGAAAGTAGATTGTGTTCTACTGCATCTATACCTCCACCACCGACCCCTAGATTAACTTCGTCACCTCTAAGAACTGCGGATACCAAAGTAGAGTATCGTTGATCGATTCTAACTCCAACACCCTCAGTGTGACTTGATCCTAGAAACAAACAATAGTTGTCTAAATCTATCTCATCTAGTTCTTTGGACATTCGATACCCAGAACTATTATACTCTGAATTGTCTTCGCCCGCTTCTACTAACTTCATGCTAACAGTGCCCTCTGTGCTTGTAAGAAGCCCTCAGAGACGTTCTGAGCAACGTTCTTATCATCAGAGTGATCAAGTTCAAGTACGTTTATAGAGTCTGTACGGGCTACATATTCGTCATTAGGACCCAAAATTAAGTATATAGGTATATCGATTTGTTCTAAGAGCCTACTAAACAAACGTCTTCTTCCTATCCAATATCCGGCATCGTCTGCAAGTTTGGATGCTTCTTGTATATCTTCGTTGTCATAATCTACACCCAAAAAACTATTAGCCCACTCACAACTTATATAGATCATTTTGGGTTTGCCATATACATGCAACCAATTGAATAGATTATGTCTTACACCTTCAAGTCCGCCGTGCATGACAGCAAGGTTATAGTATTGATGATTTATTTGTTTTGATAACAAATAGGGCCAAGTTTCTTCTATAGGTTTATGCATATGCAAACATGCATTGTCTCCTAATACTAAAAAGTATTTAGAAAATGACAGATCATTCCCTAATACTTCATTAATTTCTTTGCACCTATGACCACGAGAATTAAGGTCTGTACCTGTTTCATTGAACAGAAAACCTTCTTCAGTAGTTTTGGGTATGTCAATCGGAGCCTCATTAGTGCCCACTAAATGCGCCAACAATTGCGACATTAGTTTCTCCTTACTATGCGGCCCTGTGTTAGATCATAGGGAGAGATTTCAACTTGTACTTCATCTCCCATAATAATTTTGATTTCAAACTTACGCATTTTACCACCAACATAAGCATTAAGAGTGTGACCATTTTCTAATGTAACTTTAAATCTAGCATTGGGAAGTACTTGAACTACTTTCCCGGTCATTGTAATGTGGTCACCTTTGCTCATTAATCTTTTAAGATGTCCCACATCTTTGTTTTTTCAGTCAACTCTTTTTCAAGTTCAACATAACGTTCTCTAAGTTCTTTTAATTCTGACCACTGTTCTTCTAACTCAGGATTAGGTTGTAGAATTGCAAGTTTCTTGTTTACTTGTTCTTGCCACTCAAACAAACCTTCTAATCTTTTATCAGTGTATGTTGTATCCCAAGTAGAATTTAAAGTAAATGAATCTGTTGTCAAACCATCTAAAATATTTGTGCCACTAGGAGCAGAAATTGTAATAGGGTCGTTTGATGACCATGTCCAATTATCATTAAAATCTAAATCTAATTGATCACCAATCGTAACCGTGCTTATTGTATCTGTTGTCATGTTAGTCTGCCTTCTTTAAAAATATGGTGCCATTCTCATTAACACCGATAGCCAGTTCAGTTTCTTCTGACCAGCCCAATGTTTTAAGTAAAGGTGCAGGTAGTGGAATAATCAAATCACCTGTGCCGTCATCTGCTTCTTGTGTGATTACTTCGTACCGTGCTTTATCTGTCTCGTTAGGAGTCATACAGATATTTAGTTAGAGAAGTGAGTTCAAATATATTTACCAGGCTCTACAAGACCAGTAACGTGCTTTCCACTTAGGTCCTGGATTGTCACAGTTATGTCTTGCTCGGAAAGATTTACGTCTTCCTGGAATATTCTTTTTGATCTTCATGTTCTTGTCGCCAAAGTTAACTTTAACTACGTTACCTTTTGCATTCTTAACATAAACTTTAGATTTCTTAACATCACCTTTCATTGGCTTGTTAAGTGTAACTTTGCGTCCTTGATATTCTGCTTCGTGTACTTCTACTTCAGGATCTTTTCCTGTTATATTTGCATCAGCCATTCTTTCTTCATCGTTGTAGTTAATACTACCGATTGGAGATTTAGATGCTTGATTGAAATCACCAGGATTAGGGTTTTCAGTTAAACGCATAATGTCTGCTAGGTCATCTTCATACGGTGTGTATAAATCAGTCTTTGCATCTTCTATGATAACGTCAACTTCTTCGGTCATTATGTCATTAACTGCAAGTAACTCTATCATTTCGTCATCACCTTCAACAATGATACCGTCATCTGTGTAGCCAACTACACCTGTTTCGATAACAAAGTCTTCTGATAACTCAATATCAAAGGAGTCATATAATAGAATAGAATCATCGTCTTGTGCAAGACCGTCGATTGCTGAAATATAATTTTTAATGTCTGTCATAATAATATTCCTAAAGTATACGTGTATTTATGTCTTTTGCAATAAATTCATCAAAAGTTATGTCATAACTCATTTGGACAAATATTCTGGTATGTGAATCATCAACAACTCTTACATTATGGAAATTGTTAACGTTCATCAAAGTTGGATGTTTGCTACTATAATGTCCTATTTGCTGTGGCGCTATTTTTAAATAATCTCTAGTCTTGCCTAAATAGTTTATTCCGCCATGCTGTGCTTGATATTCTTCAATTTTTTCTGTATCAAAAAAATTAACTGGTTCTATTCCGTTGTAGTATACAGGTAAATTTATACAAGTCATTCTGTTCCAATCTTGGTGTGGTATATTAAGATAATATTTAGGTTGATCTGGAATATGCATTTTAGGATCATGCAATTGTATGATATAGTCTTTGGGTTTTTCACCTAATAGTTTTTCTATATCTATTAGTATGTTTTGAAAGTATTCAGTAAAAAAAGATAGTTCACAATAATTACGATAAGTCCAAGGGAAATCAGGACCGGCAAGAATTTTTTGTTCTTCCCATGACTCACGCAAACCTTCTATATCAATGTTTATGTCTGTGAGTTCTGCTAAATTATTCCTCATGTGCATCTACCTCTTTTGCTCTATCTACCCAATCTCTTTCATCAACTACAAGACTTTTGTGCTTATAAGAAGAACCGGGAAGGTCTTGAGTTCTAGTAGAACCTTGAAACCAAGATACTCCAAATATTGTTCTTACAGTAGGCGCCGACTTAATTGGTTCCATCCAATGAGGATGATTTCTATTCCATATTAACCACAGATTAGGATCTGAATTAAATGTATGTGTTCCCTCTTCAGTTTCTACTCTGAATGCGCCGCCCTGTTCTGCTGACCAGTCTTTATGAACAAACAATTGTGATGTAAAACAATTAGGATATGTTGCACCATGAATTTCTCCATCACTGTGTCTATACATTTTAGTATTTGTGTCTCCATACTGAAACCAAACATTACTGATTTGTATTTCTGAGTATCCGTTTGCATGAAAAAAATCTATCATTTTGTCTAATGTTGTTTTCATTTCAGGTCCATAAAACTCTATAACTTCGTCATAGATATTATTAGTATTACTCCAAAATTTAAATCGATTACATTGCTGAACATTACGATCTTCTTCGTATACGCCTCGATCCGGATCTATTTTAACTTTGTCTTTAAATAATAATACATGTTTATCCTCTTTTGACAACTTATATGCATGTTCAGATTTTTTTTGCAATACTGCAAAGGTATCTTTGTCTAAAAAATTTGGTACACTAAATATCATGTTCATCTTCCTTTTGATACCAAGACATTCCCATAAACATTCTAGTTGGACAATTTTCAACAATAGGAGTCATCCAATGCGGATGATGACGATTCCAAATAATAAAACTATTTGGATCTGGATTTTGTATTGTTGTTTCTGTTCCGTCCATAGATTCTACATTAAATATTCCGCCCCACTCATTATCCCATTTAGGATGAGTAAAGATCATTGAAGTAAAACAATTTTCATCAGTGGCGTTATGTATTGTGCCGTCACTGTGTCTATGCATTTGCGTTTCACTATCACCGTATTGAAACCACACGTTGCTTAGTTTAATATTTTCCCAGCCTTTGTCAATCAAATAGTTTTTAACTTGTAATAATATTTTACCAACGTCTGGCCCAAAAAATGCAACTGTCTCATCCATAACGTCATCACCATTACAATAAAATCTAAATCTCATTGCTCGTTGATGTGATATATTTTTATCATATATGCCTCGATCAGGGTCTATATCATCTCTCACAACTTCCATTACAGTGTCTTCTAGTTTAGACATTTTATATAATCTTTGAGATTTCAATGATATTATCTCAAACAAGTTATCACTTAAAAAATTGCTTTCTCTAAAAATCATCTAGCATCTCCTTTAAAGGATGCAAAATCATCTACTGAACTCCAACCAGTAGCAAAAAACCCTCGAACAAAATTTGGATCTGGGTGCGTGACTTTTTGTACAGCATGCCATTCATCTCTGCTCCATATTAACATTCTATTTGGTATAGGGTCTATTGTATGTGTAAGATTTTTCAATCCAACTGCTTTGGCTGAAACCTCTGGATTCCATACAGGCTCTCCTACAATAAATTCCCCGCCCCAGCCGGGTTGCCAATCACTAGTATATATTACAGCAGTGTATGTGTGTTCTTCACTGCTCTTACGCAAGTTTGCATCTTTATGTGCAGGTAATGTCATAGAACTAATAATGTATTGAAACCACACAGACCAATTTTTTAAATCTTTTGCACCCATATCTTCTTCTAAAGATACAATCATTTTTTCAATTGCTGGGCGACACTCATGCCCAAAAAAGTTTAATGCTTCTTCCCAATTACCACTTGAATCGTGCCATGTTACACGACACGGCTCATCAGTGTTTGGTTCTAAGTTATGTCCTCTACCGGTACCGTATCTTTTATCAACTCTTTTCTTTAAAGCATCAAACTGATCTTGTGGTAAAAAGTTATCTACGTAATGTATCATGTTTCTGCTGTAAAATAAAAACGTTGAAATGGATTTTGATCATGACCTTTAGACTCTATAGAACTCCAACTAGTGCCAAAAAATGATCTGACGTAATTTGGATCATTAACAGTCAATGCATTAACCATGTGCCATTCTTCTCTACTCCATATCACCATGCGATTTGGCTTAGGTTCTATTGAATGTGTAAAATCTGTTAAAGACTCGACTAAACCATCATCATTAAATACTGGGGAGCCTACTACAAACTCTCCTCCCCAATTGGGCTTCCAATCACTAGTATAGATAACAGCAGTATATGTGTCTTTAGGTAAACTTTTTCTTACTGCTTGATCTCTATGAGGTGGAAGTGACATAGTATCTACTGAATATTGAAACCAAGAAGACCAATTCTTTAATTCTTGTACACCTTGATCAATTAATGTTTTTTCCATTTTTCTTAAAGCAGGAATACATTGCGGTGCATTTGGAATGCAACTATCAAGCCAATCGCCTGATCTTGCTATAGGAAGAATGTATTTGTCTGGTTCGTTTTTAAAATCGTAGTTGTCAAACAACTCCCTAGGTTCTATAGGACTATAGTGTGATTCGACTTTGTTTTTTAATGCTGTGAATTGTTCTTCTGTTAAAAAGTCATCTTCGATATAAATCATTTTACACCTATTTTCATAAATCTTTCGTATTCAGTTTCTGGGTCTTCCAACTCAACTTCGTCTAAGAAATATGTTTTTCTAAGTGGATATTTTTTATCAAATTCTTTTAACGTTCCGTGTCTACCTTGCATTGCTACTAATGAGCCTTTGGGTATATTTTTTAACCAATCATCTCCGTCAATATCATTTGTTGATGTATTGATTATTAATCCAGGTTGTTTAAGTTGTCTGTAATCTAAAGTATTAACGTCTTTGTTCATATGTTCTACTTTATCTGATATACCGAGTTTGCTTAACAGTTTTTCTCCTGTCATTAATGTATGTTTGTCTATATCTACATTAATTAATTTATTGAATCCTAATTTATTTGCAACTAAGAATAAACCCATATTACTATACCAACTACCCAAATTATATATGGTATCTAATTTCTTTATTTTGGCTTTTTTTAATATCTTTTGTACTTCATCTAATAACCAAACTTTACTATATTGAAGATCAGGTGTAAAACTGCCCTGTAGAGTGTTAGGACTTGCTTCGTCTATTTCGTCTTTTGGTAAGTAGATTTTTTCTAATGCTGATATAGTTGGACCCTCATCAAATGGGTCATGTTTGATTGCTATACCCCCTGCATTGTCCCAGGGTATCGTATTCTTGCCAAAATCATCGATTAGAACGTTCGGACGACCCTTGCTGTCAGTAGCATACTTGGACTTGTCCGATGCGAATATGGCGCTCTCAGACGCTCCTACGTGGTGTTTATCTAGCCATTCTTTCTTGCCCATGATGCTGGCCTGATGTTCATATCTAAGCGGAGCAGACAGTATTGTGTAGGGTATATCATGCTCTTGTAGCCAGTCAATGACTCTTAGGCCGCCCCTGAGGGTGTCTAAATCGCGGAAAAAGCGGTATATAAACTCGGGCCCGTTAGATGCTAGTTTTTCGATAGAGGCCTCAGTGTCTTCGATGTCTTTGTAGTCTGCGACACCGGCAAATTTAGCCCAAGATTTGAAGAAATCCGCTTGGACGCCGTCCATATCTAGGTATAGATGTGGCTTGCGTTGAGAATCGTTCTCAGTTAGAAATTCCTTCGTTTTCATAATTTGCTACATTCTTAAGTACCCAGTCATCTGCATATAACTCTGCGGCACTCTCGTTTAATACCTCTTTGGCATGTGATAACTTATCGTCCTCAAATGCTTCAACAACCCATTTATTAGGCCATATCGCAAAAACATCTGCTTTGCGATTTTCATTTTCAAATGTGTGATATTTCTCTTTCATAGTATTTATTTTAACCTCCCCCGGTTACTTGTTGAAATATTTTTATATAATGTTCTTCACCATCAGCAATACTTGCTAACCAGTCTAGGTCTGCACCTTCATCTGCTTTATCACTTATGTACTTAAAACATCTAAAATCTACATGTTGATTAAGACATGCTTTAGCAATTGCATATGCTTCCATGTCAACAACATGTGCTGGATCTTCTAAACTGTTAGGGTCTGTGACAAAGTTGTCACCGGTAGAACATGTATATCCCATGCCCCATGATATGATTTTTGGATCTGTCGGTAACACAAGTTCCATTGACTCTGGACATTTACCCTTATCACGTTCAACAAAGTTTTTCATTTCATGGCAACCATCATGTAGTTTAATGCCACCTGCTGTACCAAAGTTCCATACGGTTCTAGGTTGAAATCTTTCGATTAACTTTCCTGCTGTTAAAGCGGCATTTACTTTACCTACGCCTGAAAAAAATACATTTTCCCACTTAGCCATCTTAGGTGCTTCATGTTCTAATGCCATTATAATAATATCTTTCATTATTCGCCCTCAAACTCTATGAGTGTTCCTACGTTATATCCTTGTTCTTTAATTAAATCACTGCCTTTTAAATCTGGTAGATCAATAACTGCTAAAATTAAAATATCTTCTTTGGGTATATTCCAATTTTCATGTATTAAATCTGCACATGCTAATGCAGTGCCGCCTGTAGCAATCAAATCATCTACGATAACTACTTTTCCTTTAATAGGAGATATTAACTGCAAGTGTATTTCAGTTTCACCGTATTCTAATTTAAATGCTTTGTTTACTGTTTTGTTAGGTAACTTACCTGGCTTACGTGCCATAACAAAAGGTATATTTAAATCAAATGCTATAGGAGACCCAAACACGAACCCTCGACTTTCAACTCCTATAATTGCATCCGCTTTAAATTGTATTGCTTCACTTGTCAAAGCAATAATAGAATCTTTAAAGGCTTTAGGGTCTTCTAGTAATCCAGTAATATCTCTGAATTCTACTCCTTCTATAGGAAAATTAGACACTGTTCTTATTGAATTTTTCACGCCATTAAACCTTTTATTAAAGTTTGTAACATGATAATTAGTCCAACGCCATTTAACAACATTAAGGCTCTATCTTTCCATAAAATACCTACTGTCAACCAGCCAGTCACACCGACTATACTTAGCATCAAATCATAATTCTGTAAACCTTCTACACCTCTGATACTCATACTTGCAAGAATAAAAATACTTGCAGTCCATTTAATCCACCAACTAACATCATATTTTGGTGTAGCAGATTTATAAATTCTTTTAGAATTTTCTAACTCTTCCGGTGTAAACTTTTTATCTGTCATGTTTTTATTCCTAAACTTTCTTTAATCAAATCTTCTTCTTTAATAAAGACTCCGTCTCTCATTTGACCCTTACGATCTTTAATGTCGTCCCATGCTCTGCGTACACAATCAGTAAGTGATAAGCCATTGCGTTCTGCTATGTTGATTAAAACAACAATCATATCACCGATATCATCTGAGATATCTTTATTTTTGCAAATGTTATCTGACAGTTCTCCTGCTTCTTGTATCAACTTAGCAAACTGTGATTTATCATCACTGCCGTCGATTAAGTTACGGTCATGATGCCAACGTTTAATGTTATTGACATTTTCGATTAAAGACTGTGTTTCACTCATTTTCTTTTTCCTTAAGTTTTTGGTACCATTTTAAACTGCATTCTGCATCGCAGAAAGCCGCAGTTCGTTCAGCATTATGATATTTTACATCATATGGATCAATATTACAAGAGCAAACGGAACATTTTACTTCTGGAATATTCATTAATTATATTAATATTCTGGTAAGATGTGGCTCATAACCTTTCTTTATCATACCACATTGAAAAAGAATGGCTTCAGATATTTTGTCAAACGTGTATTCGATAACTTTGACATTTTTATCTTGGAACGTTACTTTATAAGCCGCTTTCTTTTCAATATCACTCATAGAGGTACCCTGCCAGTATCGTAGTGATGTACATTAACACCGCCTAGTTTTAAAAATTTAATACCTGCATCGTCTCTGTATTCATTGCGAAAGTACACAGTTTCAATTCCAGATTGATAGATAAGTTTTGCACAATCCATACACGGGGCATGTGTACAAAATAGAGTTGCACCTGAAGATGATTCTGTGCTTTGTGCTACTTTTGCAATAGCATTTGTTTCTGCATGTAAGACTTCAGGCTTTGTTGCACCATTTACTTCACAATCGTTTTCCCAATCTGTGGGCATACCATTGTAGCCGGTTCCTATAATACGATTGCCCTTAACAATTAATGCTCCGACCTGTAATCGGGTCGCATAACTTAAAGAGGCAGTTAGTTCTGCCATCTCCATAAAGTAATCTATAAATTTCTTTTTCATACTCTATCCGCATATTGATGATTAATTTTGCTGTGATGTAATTCGTCTGCTCTTACGCATTTAATTAAATCAGATAACCTAGCATTTTTTTCTAAATTATAATATTTGATTGCTAATTCCGGAGCAGGAACGTTTGGAACTTCTCCGTTTTCAACCATTGTAAGATAATCAGTATAACTTCTAACTGCTTCTTCTTCAAAGTAAGCAATCATTCTATGTGCTAGTCTATAACTAACCACGTAGATGATAAAGTAAAAGATCATAAAAATAAACTGTGCTACTAAAACTAAAAATCTTTCAAACCAATTAGGCTTTGCAATTTCTATAAAAAACATTAAATGCATTCTTTCGTTTTCTGCTTCTGCTAACATTTCTCTGATGTCAGGACCATATCCTGTTTTCATTTTACGCAGACTTTTAAAGTGTAACCACATACCTGCTACCATACCCGGCACACCAGCAACAGTTTCTAATACTACTGCTCTGTGTCCGTAACGTTTTGCAAAGAATGTGTCTGCCATGAATCTAAAGAATTTAGTCATAGCCATTGCTATAGCATTTCTGATTTTCAAACTGTAGAGAGCCTCTGTCTAGTTGAACGTGCAAGATCAAACATACTTACATAGAGTAATGTTCCTGCGAGATATCTTAGGTCCCATAACAATGCGGGTGCAGAGAAGGGAGGGAAGTCAAGTCCCCAGTTAACTAACACATGCCATGTTAAAAAGCCTGTAAATGTAGCAACATACATGTTTAGTTTAGATGCTAAGAATGTGTTAAACATCAAACAACCATATACCATTGGGAACAACATACTCGACATATAAAAGTCAGTGATGAACATAATAGATGCAGGTAATAGATAACCTATGTATCTATTTGTAGTAATAGAAGGCATTAAGATTGCAAGAGCAAAGAAAGGTGTCCAAATAGGATCGATGCCAATTAGTCTACTTCCTACTAAGACTGATGTTAATATAATTAATTCTTTCATTTGATTGTTACCTCTGCTTCTGTTTCTATTACTACTCTTGCTCCGCAAGGTAGAAGTGGTTTATCATTACCACCGTATATTATTTTACTTGGTCCATGTATTTCTACTTCGTGACCATATGTGTTTTTTCTGCCTTCTTTAACTGTAATGACTGCTTCGTTTGTCCCATGCTTTTTGTTTGCTCTAATTTTGTGCATGTTTACGTGGATAAACTTTTTACTCATTCAATCTCCAACAATGGTATCTTTTCACCAATTGGTTTGTTTTGCCATTCAGCATAATCTTCGGGAGGGTCTTTCTTATCTGTAATGACATTATCTTCCCACTTTTCAGCAAGACGACCGTTAAGTTCTACCCAGAACTCCATGTCTTTACCTGTCTTCTCTACTATTTTCTTTTCTGTATCAGCAAAGATAGCATCTTCAGGACATTCAGGAATACATACTCCGCAATCAATACATTCATCTGGATTGATTGTAAGAAAGTTTGGTCCTTCGTAGAAACAATCTACTGGACAGACAATCACGCAATCAGTGTGTTTACATTTTATACATGCTTCAGTTACTACGTGTGTCAATCAAGTCTCCCTTATATACGTATATTTATTTTTATTTTTGATATACAATAATTTAAATGCTAGGTTTACACAAAGTACACCAACCTTCATACTCTGAATCTTCCAGATCAGTTTTACTCACATAGGGTTCTACTTGTTCAACAATAAATCCTTGTGTAGCAGTGTCCCAATGAAGTTCCATGTTGTAAAATTCGCCATCAATTGTTATTTTCTGTAGTAACAAGGCATTCTTCGCCATATGAAAAAGATCCATAGTTTTAAAGTCTATTTTGCTAGTGTCAGAAATAAAGTTGCCCCCGGGCACTTTCTCTACACAAAACTTTCCAACTACAGAATTGTATCGACCAAAAGTGGTGTATGCTCTAACTTCTAACTCATGGTATCCTTCAGCAAAGTCTTTAAAGTTAATAGTTTGTGCCCACCCAGAGTATTCAGAGTTTAATGCAGTAGGATATGCATTGTACACATCAGTTCTCTTACCACCAACTGGCACTTCTGACCATAGTTCACCGTCAATGTAAATTTCAACAACATCCATATACTGAGTAGGGTGGAATGCCCAGCCACGAACTGAACCAATCTGTCCAATATGATGATCGTATCGAGGCGATTCTAAAGTAATCTTAATTCTTTCGTCAAGTATTTGTGCATTACTAGAGACTGAAAAAACTAAACTGCCTGCAATTAAGAATGTCCTAAAGATATTCATTTATTCTGTAATCTCCTTTACCTTGCCATCTGCAAACCACATTGCTTTGTCTTTGGCTTTGACTAAAACTGTGTCAAAACGATCTTTGCATAGTTCTGCGAGTTCTTCATATGAACTGCCCTGACATACAAATTCTTCTGTGTCTCTATTGTATAGAAGATAATCAGTTTCATCATGTTTTTCAACATAACAGATAGGTAAACGGAGATGAACTTCATCAACAATCTTTTGATTAATGCGTTCTTCTTCTAACTCAACCTTTTCGATAATCATCTTTACTGTTTGTTGATCTCGGTAGTTACGATAGAGACGTTGTGCTTCCCAACCGATCCATATCAACATTAAAATTTCCAGATTACTTAGTTCCATATAAAAACTCCTTGTAATGTACCCATTCTCCATTACTATTTAAAAAACCCCACTCTCTTTTTTGTGGGCCCATAAAAAACAACGTGGTGACAGGCTTCTCATCATCTAATTCTAACCAATGAAAGTCCTGAGCACCACGTCTAATTACACTCCCAGGACCTTTCCAAGTCCTCCCCTTGGGAGTGTTTTCCCAGTAACCACCCTTTAGAATTATGGTCATGTATGGCCACGGGTGATCATGTAAAAACGGTTCGTCACTTTTGACTATTTTGTGAAGTGTGACATTGAAGGGGAACTTTGTTCTATCTTTAAGAAAAAGATAGTAACGATGCATATAGTCTGCACCTGTCAAACGATCAGGTATCAATCTATACCTGTCTAGTTTGTTCATTAAACTGTGAAATAGTTTCATAAAGTATTACCGGGGAAAGTAAAGTGGGGGAATTTAGGCTCCCCCGAACCTAGTTCCTAAGAGTTAGGAAGCCTTTTGGGCTGCCAATGCTCTGTAGCCTGCGGCTACGACTGCTTTAGTCGGAGTACCTAAACGATATCTTGTAACACCTGTTTTAGTAGGGTTAGCATAGATAGCATATCCGCCTCTTAGACGTAGGTCACTAACTGTTGCAGTTGGGTTACCAATGCCGAAACGTGCGGCAATTTGCTTTGCTGTGAGTTCTTCACCTGCTTGTAAAGCGGCTAAGAATTTCGCAGACTTTGATGCTGTTGCATTTGTCATATATTTTTCCTCTTAGATTATATATTCACTGGGCAATACCATATTGCTCAATGTATTACTATAATACAACAATACAGGATTGTATGCAATGTAAATGGGCAAATACGAAACCTATCGCATTTGGGAGATCCTATAAACATTTGTCGTATCATGTAATTCTGTGTAGTTAAGTACTAATTCGTACTAATTAGCGCCTCAACTAAAGTTAGTAAAACAGAAGTTCCAGTAATTGAACTACCTATCATAATTGCTTTATCATTCCAGCAATGTCCTACGTAGATCCATGCTCCTGCGGAAATTGCATATGCAATTTGTCCTTCTGTTGTAAAACCTGCACTCATTATGAATACTCCAACTACAGCAAGTATAGTTGCTATCCATTTAACATGACTATCAATAGTTCCTGTTGGAGTTGCAGGTCTTAAATCTTCTACTTCAATTTGCAGTTCGTCCATTTCTTGTTTTAGACGTTTTCGTTCTGCATTTAACTCCATAGCAAGTTTAGCACCTTTGCTCATAGTGGAGTCTTTGTACTGATTTTGTACCTCTTTACTTAGTTTTGCTTCAACTCTATCAGGGTTAAATTCTGTTTCAATCTGTGTCAAAGAAATAGTCCTCCTCAAGTTTCTTGACCATATCTACACAACTTGAAAAACAAGTAGGGCAAAAAGCAACAGGGAGAATACCGAAGTGACCTTCGATACCTCCCTCTGACTCGGTGTAGATGCAATTGCAGATGCTACACTTATGCCCCTTCTCCCCACTCATCTATAAGTTCCTATAGTTTTTGGACCTTTAGAAACAAATTCTAATCCGCCCATTGAACCTACATACTGATCAAATTTATCTTGGTATTGTAAATTTACAGTGACTGTATTCATAACGACAGACAAAAACTGGCCGGGTCGAAATCTATCAACATCAGCAGTTATTGATTTACCATTATCTGTACATTCTACTAATGTTTCTTGGGCATATACTTCTTTCATAAGGTCTCCTTTATAGTATAATACATTGCTAAATTAATAAGTCCTAACCAGAAAAAATAAGGAATAGCAAGTACAATATCAGTCATTACCTACGCATCCTTGCAATATCTTTTGCTTGATCTGTACCTTTCATAACTGGAACAGCATTTGACTTATGCATTGTAGCAATACCTGCAATAAGATCGCCTGTGTACTTCTGAGGCTCTTGCTTAGTACCACCGCCTTTGCCACCTTTCATAAAGGAACCATCTTTCATACCCTCTTCCATAGCAGATGGATATTTCTGTCTGTGATCGGCATCAAGTCTAGCACGCCAGTTTTCTGTAGGCTTGACAGGCTTGAATGTAGAACGATCACGTGGGTCAGGACGTTTCTTAAGACCATATGAATAATCGATATATTCTTCTAGTGTATCAAACCTAAAGGCATGCATGTGATTACGTTTACAGTTTCTATTATGCTCACGCCATCGCAATTCTAGTTCTTTAAGTTTACCCTTAGTCAATTTTAACTTGCGTTTGCGAGTATTGAGTGAGGACAAACGGACATCTAAATGCATAGTCATAAGATAATTATACTCCCTTAAACAACAAAATCAAACTAATTGGGTTAAGCAACGGCCTTAACATGTTTGCAATCGCCACGATATGTGAAGCCCGGGCATGAACATTTGCCATCTTCGATTGTGTAAGTGTTACCCTTAGATCCTTGGACTATGATAACATTAGAAGTTTTGGGCAGAGACAAATCTTCATACTGATCAATCTTGTTGAACTTGCGACCGCGTTTGTCAAACCCTTTGATTGGAGACTTGAATTTCTTGTCATTGTGTTGAACTAAATGACCTGATGCGTTGACATGATAAATGCCGTTTGCAACTGGCGCATCGCCCCAATCAGTTGTTTCTTGCAATACTTCTATCATAACAAATCTCCTAAATATGCGTATATTATACTACCATTGACAAGTGATGTCAACCGATTTTTTGCAGATATTTGTCTGGGTCATGGTCTAAATTAACTTTAGTTATATCAGACTTAGAGTAATAGTTCTTAAATGGGGCATAGATATCAGCAAGTTTTCTGACATCTGGCATTGGGTGTCCTTTGATTTTGTCATCGATTAGTTGTTCTAATGCTTGACATGACTTTTTATGCTTTGGGTCAAACCATTCTAGTTTCCAACTACCATTTATATCCAATCTATATGGCATCCATTCGTTTTTGATATATGTCTCTAGGGCATCGATATCAGACTTAGGACCATAGTACAGTTGATAGAACTCTTGCTTAGCCGCACTATGTGCCACATAGTCTTGTAAACGTCTCTGAGGGTTCGTAGCAACACCAAATCCTAACGTGTTGCTATGTGACGTTTGAATGATGTAAAGAAATCTAGTGCTATGCTGAATCTTTTCCATCTTTGATTACCTTGTTGACTTTCTTTTTGATGCTAGGGCTAATATAGTCATACAAGTCCTTACCATTGTCTTTATGAGACAATACAATATCAGGGACAGAGAACGTACCACCTAACTTTTGATAGACTTTAAGAACGATGTTCAGAGCGGCTGTATCATGTACAGACTTAGAAGCACCAAACACATCTTTAGAATATCCAGAGTAGGCATCACTAGCAATTGTTCTTAACTGAGCAGGATTAGTAAAGAATGTCTTAATAATCGCATTGATATGATCTAAGAATTCTTCATACTCAGGAGTATCAGTTGGGGTGTTTGCTTTCTGATATAACAATCGGCTTATACCCATTTCACCAGCATCGACAACTTCTGACTTCCAATACTTATCGTGGAAGTTAACCATAAACGTCAGACATTCAGGCTTGATAGTTTTGATTGCATTCAAATGAGTCAATGTACCTGGGATGCCTGAGTTCTGTTGATCATCTGCTTTGATAGGATATACACCTGCATCTTCACAGATTGTCTGCTTATCAGCGGCTAGTGCATACTCTTGCTTGTTGTTATTATCTAAACGATAACTCAACACACGTTGCTTGTGGTTGTCGTATTCGTCTATTTTCTTCTTACCAACGCCGTTAATAAACGCAAAGTGTTCACGTGCAAACGACCTATCATCTGTTTCAACATAAAGAACATCAACTTCCATTTCGTCCCAGTCTTCATGTTCTACTTCATCAATCAAATCTGCTTGTGCCAATTTGGCTAAAGTCACTACAGTATGCTGACCATCAGTACAATGATAAACTTCTTCATTGGGCTCTTTAACTGCAAAGATTGGATTGACTCGTCTAGGATCAAAGCCTTTGACGATGTTAGTAATATGCATGGTATCCATTTCACGTTGGATATCTTCGTCAATTAAGATGTTCTTAATTGGAACCATTTTATGTTGGGGTAGTTGGGTAATAGAAAAACTAGTTCCCAACTTATAATAGTCTTCGACTGCATCATGTATGCCTTGATTGTTAGGCTTGTTGACTTCTTCAAGTCGATCAGCAATCGTTTTGACATAGAACTCGTTCGGATCTCTGTCTAACTGATTAACAACTTTCCTAGTCTGTTTAGTTGTACTAGGTACCCATTCAATTGGAAAATTCATTTTCGCTCCTGTGTGTGTATTCTTTTATTATACTGCCTTTGGTTTCTTTGTCAAGTCTTTTTTCTTATTCTTTTTATCAAAATAGACTCTAACATAATATTTTCTTGTAACTGCAATCCAAAACAGAATGAAAGTATTAGTGATTGATACCCCAAAAGGACCAAACAAAAATACAGTCATTGTCAAATAATTAAGTGCCCAAATCAACGGAAAGTTGATTAAGGTTGCAAGTATTGTGTCCCCAATTGATTCTTTGAGGGCTTGATGATTGAGACCTAGTTCCATTAATCTTTTACTACCTGTGGATTTTCCCCAGCAACAAACGCCGCTAATTCATCATACGGTGGAAGACTTTCTGCATACACCATTAACTTAAGAACTTCAGATGGAGACATGTAACCTTGTACATCATCACCTTGATACTCGACAAATCCGTCTTTAGTCATCAAAGCCGTTTCTGCTGTATCACTTGCTGGCACAGCCTGACCCCAATCTTCAATGGGCAAGTCTCGGTTAGTGCAATAGTTTCCACCACCAAACTGAACGGATACTGTGTACCCGTTTTTGTAAGTGATTTTAAAACCTTTTTGGTTATCGATTTGAAAACTCATTAAACAGCCTCTGCAATTTTAGCAAGCCTTTCGTCTCTGTAATCCAGAGCACCTTCGCCTAAGTAGATGTTACCATCCTCTGCTCTGTAAAGATTATCCAATGATGCTGAATCATCTTTTTGTCTTTGAAGAACAGAGAACTCAGCCTGTTCAAAAGTGATAGCACCAATTTGAACAAAGTCCAACAGCATGTCTGCAAAAGGAATAGCACCGTTTGATTTCCACACAGTCAACCCATCAACTTGAGCAGTATCTTCAAACTTCTCCTCGATGCTTTTTGAGAAGTTGTTACCTTTCTGTGATGTGAAAAGAACATCGCCTGTAAAAGTTTTGTTCTCATCGTTTATAGATGCAAGTCCAAAACGTTCTTTTCTTACTGTTTCGCCTGCGATTTCTACTGTGTTTTCTAATATCATAAAATTACCTGTTGTTAATTGTTCAAAGTATACATACTATTATACGGTATTTCGACCCAAATGTCAAGCCTTTTTACCCATTATTTCGCCTAATAAAATCAATAACTTAGAAAAAAGTTTTACAAGGTGTTACAGGGAATAAGTAATATTGTATGCGATAGTCTTCAAAAGTGCTTGGCTATGTGCCTTGTGTACAAGTGAGACAGTAACAGAGAAAAATTATCTGTATAAGATACAACCCGGACAGCACGGGCTATCACATACATTTAACACATACACACAAAAGGAGAATATTATGTCTAAATCAGGATTTGAAATCAGAGCAGATTTGCTCAACCAAGCACAAGGTATCTTAGAGTGCAATCTACAAAGAAAAATACAATCAGCCCAAGAGTGGAATGCTTATCATCAGGAAGATCAAAAAGAAATTCCTAGTGATGAAATTAACACCGCTGATGTTATTAAGGCTGCCAAAGAACTCTATGAGTTCGTTAACGATAAACAATAAGGTATAAATACTTATGTGTTACATGAGTAACATGTGACGAACTAATTAAAAGTTTTTATCGCACAAGGGCTGGAAACAGCCCTTTTTTATGAATCGTCTCTGTTCTTAACAATCTCGTCAACAAGACCGTATTCTAATGCTTCTTGGGCATTCATAAATCTATCTCTTTCCATATCAGCAGATAGTTCTTCAAATGTTTTGCCTTTAGAATTGTGTTCTACATAAATTTCAGTCAAATACTTTTTCATTTCTAAAATTTCTTTAACTTGAATTTCCATATCGGTTGCTTGACCTCTTGCACCACCTGAAGGTTGATGAATCATGTGCCTAGCACGTGGAAGCATTTTACGTTTACCAGCAGTACCTGCCTGTGCTAACAGACTACCCATAGATGCGGCTTGACCCATAACAATTGTATTAATGTCTGGCTTAATGAATTGCATCGTGTCGTAGATAGCCATACCTGCTGTTACACTACCACCTGGTGAATTGATGTACACAGAAATATCCGCTTCACTATTCTCACTTTCTAAGTAGAGTAATTGTGCTACAATCAAGTTAGCCATAGTATCATGTACTTCTCCTTCTAATAGGATAACACGATCACGTAGTAATCTACTATAAATGTCGTAACTACGTTCACCACGACTTGTTTGTTCTAAAACCATTGGTACTAGTGCCATAAAATTTCCTCTAATTTATGTTTCTTAAAGTATGCATTATACATGTTTTATATATCATATGCAACACTTTCGGTTATGTTAATGTTACCGAACTTACAAATTGTCTTTTTTGTATTTCAGTTATTACTTGCTCAGGAGACAAATGTGTTTGTAGTTTTGCTAACGGAATGTTTCCTGGTCTATTGTATATATGACCGTAATTGTATCTCGCATCATAAAATTCTTTATTTTCATCGTAATGCTTTTTATACATCTTACGAAAGTTATTGATAGTTTCAGTTTTTGTACCAAAGTATCTAATAACGAAATCAGCGGCATAATGTCTAAAGGGTTTGTATGCTTCGTCACCGATATGATGATCGTCATCTATAGCCATGTCTTGTAGAGTCTTTCCTATCTCTACATATAACAAATATACAGTTCCAAATTCAACATGATCTGTAAAGTGTTCATAGTCAGCATCTTCTAATGTTCTAATGCCTGGACCTCTTGGTTGATCATAATAAGTTACTAGATGTGTTGGCATCATTTTTCTAACAGTCCCTTTAGCCATTGCTTCGCATCTATGTACTTCTAAATTTAATTGTCCTAATGCTCGTTGAACATCAACTGGTGCTGACACAAAAAACTCATGCGGCTCATTAAGCATTCCGTGATAGACTTCAAAGATATGATGTAAGTAATTAAGGTCGTCTTGTATCAACTCAGGCGTCATTCTGCGTTCTACAAAGCCCGGACTGTAGTCGTTAATAGTGTCTACGCATTTATTAATAGCATCAACTGCTTTTTGTCTTTCTATGTCTAACGTATCAAAGCCATATAATCTTTTAGGATCATCTATTGTATGCTGTTGAATTGCTTCATCTAAGAGAGTAGCCCATCGTTGAGCAATAGATGTTTCATTAATGTTATAAGTTAATGTGAGATCGTCTTTGCCAGAATATGTTACATGCATCTTTTTGTACATGTAAGTATTTAATTGCTGTCAGGCTATAGGGAACCTTTTGGCAGTTCCCAAGGACCATACGTGCCTTGATCCATTGAAATGTCAACCATATCTTTAAAACTATATATCTTGTATTCGTCTGAATTACTAGGATCAACATTGCCTATAGCATAGTAAATTTGTTTGGGCATTTCGATACTACGACCATTTGAATAATCTAAAACTGTGTCGCCTATCTCTACCCATGCATGACCATGTTGTACGCCTTTGATCGGACCCTGACCTGTAACAATTGCATGTACAAGTTTGGCTTCAGGATGCTCTCTAAAAACTTTATATAGTTTTTTATATGCGGCTTCAAAACAGTCACCAACAGGCGCTTGAAACTGATCGTCAACTTCTAATAGTTGCCAGTTGTCTCCTGTGTATTTTTCTTGTACAAACCCAGTAATATCTGGATCTTTCATAACACCAGTACGAGTTTTGTCAATAACTGACGTGCCTGGATTCAGTTTCTGTCTGAGTTTTGGTATAATTGCTTTTATTTGATTGGCTATCTTATTACCTTTCTCATCTGCTATAAGTTCAATAATTTCTTCATCAGTATATTTGTCAACTATTAATTCTTTTATTAAATCTATGTTTATTGGTTTTGCTTTTGGTTTCGGCGTAAACGGAGCATCTGGATTGATAAGTTTGCCACTTGGATATTTTTTCCCTTTAACTAACCAACGGGCTATTGATACTGGGCCAATCTTTTTCTCAGGTGTTGAAAGTTTATTGGATATGGCTGGAAATATCATGCCTTGTTTACGCAGTTTTATTGCTTCTTCATACCACCAAGGTTTGGCTCCGTCGAAATATGTCCTACCTACCCCTAGTGGGAAATCTTTTTGAGTAAATGGTGGATTGTCGTTGTATATATTACCCTTGCTGTCCGGTCGACCTGTGAGCCAATAGTGAATAGTGTTGGATACGGCGCCAACTTGTCTACCAATTTCTACGGCAGACATACGAGGATTATCTGTTTTTAGTTTTACTGCTTTTTCATACCAATCTGGTTTACCACCATCTCGGTATTTTTTAAGCCTTCTGTATTCAGTTAAAAACTCAGATGCTCTCATTGTTTAGGTCCAAGATTTCTTTTTGCCGCCGTCGTATTCTCTGGCGTGTCCTTCTTCTATTAACATGTTGCAGATATTCTGTCCATCATCTGTGTGAGGGATACCCAAGATTCTACCGTACTTGCCTTTACCTAATGATTGTATCTTAAACTTATGTTCTGCTAATATCTCTTTAAGTCTTTCTTTAGCGGCTAATCCTAATTTCTTTTCTTCTAAATTTCTAGTTCTGCTTTCTGGTGTATCGATTCCAGCAAGTCTAACTCTTTGATTGTGTAGCAAGACATTAAATCCTAAGTCTAGTGTTACGTCAATTGTGTCTCCGTCCACTACTTTAACTAACGTAGCCTGATAGATAAAAGGTTCTACTTGTTTATTCTGTACGTTGATTGGTGTTTTTGCTTTCTTCTTTGCCATTATCTTTTGTTCCTTCCGACACCACTACTTGGTTGTCGTTTCTTAAATATATCAGTAACGTCTTTGCTACCGCCTTTTGTTATTGCTTTAGTATCTTTTGCAAAGTCTTTTGGTGTATCATTCATTTTAACTTCTTCACCGTCACCCTCACTTGGTTCGTCTATGACTGTCTTGGGTGGCGTGTTTGCTAGTTTAAATGAGAATCCACCTTTAGTAGGATCAGTTGCTCCTGACTTAGATTCTAATGATACTTTACCTTCAAGTTTAGCAGGCCATTGAGTAGCAAACGTCATAACTTTAGGACCCTTTTTAGTACTAACATCAGCATATTGCTGAATAAAGTTCATGTCTAAAATCTCAAGTATAACTTGTTGAAACTCTGGGAATGCTCCTCCCTCGTTGACTGCTTCCATAACTGCTTTCTTAACTACATAAGTAAGTTTGCCTCCATCAGAGGAAGGCTTTTTAAATTCTGTATCTGCCCATAGACTTGCATACTCTTCCATTTCGATTGGATTTTGTGTCTTAAATGCTTTAACACTTTCTGATGCTTCATCGATTGTTTGATCATTAAAAGGTAAGAAAGGTTTGAATTTATCTGGTATTGCATCAGGTTTATATCTTGCTAGTACGTTCATAGCATAGAATACTGAAGAAACTGTCTTAGGCGTTGGTATAGGGGCATCTGATTGACATACTTCAATGAACTTCATCGATGCTTCAAATGCAGGATTTTCTTTTATACTGTCTGGTATCTTTAATCCGCTAATGCTAGGTGGTGCCCCTCCCCCTTTGCCTTTACTAGAAATATTAATTGTGTGATTTGTAGTTGTGTTTTTGATTGCCGCAAAACTGTCAGCAATGTTTGTATTGGCCGCACTAGGAAAGTTAATGATTAAGTCACTGACACTTCCACCTAACCATTCTTCAAAACTTCTACGTCTTGGAAAACGTGATGTGCCTTCGATGAGTGCTAATACTCCTAAATACTCTCCTGCATAATCATGTATAGATGATCTTATCTTAGGAGGAACATCATCAGGTATAATTGGATTCTTACCTTCCATAATATCAATAGCCATTTGCACTACAACTTTACCATATTCAGTAGAGTTTAGTGACTCATTAGCAATAATTTCTTGACCTAATTTACTTGCTGGAATATCTTTATCTGTGATTCCGATTTGAGACGGTTTGAGTACTGCTGATTCTTTACCGACTTCTTCAGTAGACTCTCCTTCATCTTGCCCAACGATTGCTTGTCCACCTAAGTCTGGTGTCTTTAGTAACTTACTTAAAGGTATCTCATCACCAGTTTCTAATTTAATTTTAAGTCCGCCCTTAAACTGATCTTCGTCTTTTAAACCTTGAAATCTATCTGCTTCACTAGGTTCAGCAATTACTGCTTCTCTGTCTACAGTGTAAAAGGCCATGCCAGTACGAATCATCTCAATAAACTTGTCAAATCTTTCCTGATACTTATTAATTTGACTGGCACTAAGAGTTACGTCTTCGTTAATTAAATCTAATGTGTTAAGTAATGAATCATGCATGATAGTATTTATCAGCATTTCTTTAAAGACTGATACTTAAACCATTTGGCGTTTCTGTGACATACTTTTAAAGACATGCCGTATTTGTCAATGTTATCTCTATGTTTAAAAAATGAAGGTCCATGAGACATAATAGGCTCCCAACCCTTGTTGACTCGTTTTACACCATCGATGTCCCATTGATATTGATGTGCCATTTCATGTGCAAGTGTATCAATAAACCATTGCCTACAAAACCACTTATCACTTAGTTGTATTTCACAACAGGATTTTGATTTTAATTTTCTTGGTTTGCTATCATCACTACAACACATTGCCCACCATGACTTGCGAGAGTGAAATGTAAATGCCGGCATTTTAAGTTCGTTGTTAAAACATGTGGCATTTAGTACTCGCCATGTTTTGCGTACTATATAAAGATCAGGTCTGTATGGTTGTCGTTTTTGTTGGGCTACTGTAGGTAGTTTTTCGTTCATCCAAAAGTTTAGGATTTTTTCAGCCCTCTCTTTTTTCATTGATGATTCTCCTCTGTGTCATAATTATTTATAAAATTATTTGGTTAAAATAAAAAACAAAGCAGTTGACTTCCTCATAAATACAATGTAGAATGTAATCCAAAAGGAGATAATATGGAAAATGAAATTTCAGTCATTTTAGGCTTGGCAGTAGTTGTCGCCGTAGTTTATTTTTACCGTAAAAAAGATGATAAAAAATCTAGCGGTAAATCTTCTACAGTAACTACTCCAAAAACTCCTGCTAAACCAAGAGCAAAAGCGGCTCCTAGAAAAAAGGCACCTGCTAAAACTGCTCCTAAAAAAGCGGCACCTAAAAAGACTACTGCAAAAAAAGCGGCCCCTAAGAAGGCAGCACCTAAAAAGTCTGGACCTAAAAAAGGATCAGCAAAGCCTAATTTACAAATCAAGTAAGGCATAATAAATGATCGATATCGGGTTTGATGTACTCAGTGATCTGAATTTAGAACCTAATGATTCTTTTAATTGGCATGATAAACCTACAAGTTTGTATTGCATATTAACGGGAAACATTAGTTCTGATATGAGAACCGTAACGCAAACCCTTGTCCATCTTAGTCAACAATATCAAGGTGTCTTTTACACACCAGGCATGCTTGAGTATGAAGATTGTGATGGCGATATCAATCATAGAACTTCTCAGTTAGTAACAATAGCACAAAAAATACCTAACATTGTCATTTTACATCATAATATAGTGATAATCGATGGTGTTGCAGTTATTGGTAGTAACTGTTGGGAGACTGCACATGAGCCCGGAAAATCTATATCAATAGATGATTTGAAATATAACCAATATAGATTAGATGACATGGGCTTTTTGCATAAGACTATAGAAAAACTTCAACGCCACTTAGATGTTAAAAAGATTGTAATTGTAACTAATGGTGTCCCTAATGAAAACTGTTATTTTGGTCAAGTGCCTGAATACGTTGAAACACAAACACCACTAGATACTGTTCTAAATGCAGATAGTGAAAGTAAAGTCACTCATTGGATCTATGGATCATATGATAAACCTGTTGAAGCAACTTTAATACTTCCCCGTAAATGTGATATTCAGTGTGTAAGCAATCCCCTAGAAGGGAAGAATGTCAAACAATTTAATCCTAAAAGAATTTCTGTTTTAGTTTAAGATTCTGCTTCTACTTTGATTTGAAGCGGATAACCCTTTGAACGTGCTTCTAAAGTAACTTCGATACCTTTTTGTTCTGCGATCTCGTAGGGTAAAACTGCTACAGTAGCCGAACCGTCTCTATGAATGTCAGCAGTAATATTGGATGCGGTATCTGGATTGTAAGAAAAATAATCACATAAGGTATCTACGACAAATTCCATAGTTGTTACTTCATCATTGATGTAAATAACTTTGAACAAAGGCGGTTCCTGCAATGCGAAATTAGGTTTGATTTTTCCTTCTGTTGTTGCATCAAATTCTTGTGTCATAATAATTCCTTGGTTTAGAGTGATTAAATGTGTGCGTAGCCGAAACTACGCACAACATACCTCTATTATATTATTTATCAGAGGAGATGTCAATAGTTCTGGGTTTGAGTTCCTCAGGTAATTGACGTTCTAAGATAACTTTTAAGATTCCATCTGTCATTTTAGCATCTTTTACGTAAACGTGATCTGCTAATGTAAATGATCTCTCAAAGTGTCTTGCACTAATTCCTCTGTGCAAATACTCCAGTCCTTCATCAACATCTTCTTTTACTTTAGATGAGATTTTTAACTGGTTTTGATCTACCTCAATAGAAATAGTATCTTTACTAAACCCTGCGACTGCAAGTTCGATAACATAATTGTCATCGTCATGCTTGACTACATTGTAGGGAGGATAATTATCCTTCCCAGCAACTGCGGCTAGTCGATTAAGGTCATCAAAGATCGAATCGAACCCGATTCCAAATTTATGTATTGAGGGTATGTCTAAAGATTTTAGACGTAAGGTTGGTATATTGCTTGTCATAATATTCTCCTTTTTAAAGCAAGATTAAAGTTTGGACCCTTTCGGCATCCATGTGAATAAGAAACCTATCTTTTTCACATAACTATTTATCATTATATAATGATAAAAAAGTATTTTTCAAGTAATTTTGGGTTAATATTTTCTACTTCTAGGACTACGTGGTCCTAACTCAGTGGCTTGTCTTTTCTTTTCACGTTTGATAGCCATTGCTTTTTTAATTTTTCTTTTATTTGTTGGCTTTTCATAAAATTCATTCTTTTTGATGTCATCAATTAAGCCAGAGTTTGAAACTTTCTTTTTAAATTTACGTAATGCTTGATCTACATTGCCGTCGATTACAACAACTTTGTTGCCTCGAGGTTGTTGAACGAATGGTTTTTTCCTGTCGTTAAAATTTCTTCCTTTATGTTTGTTAGTTCTATATGTCATTTAATTGGTTGTGGGTTAATTACTAATTCCTTGTCTATATTTAGTTCCGTAATACCTTTCTTTTTATATTTTCCTGAATCAAACATATGAGGTCGTAAAACTCTTTCTATTTCTGTTTGTAAACCACGTGCGCCTGTCTTTTGTTGCATACAATTAATTACTATTTCTTCAATCGCATCGTCAGTAAAAGACAACTCAATCTCATCAATGCTAAAAAGATAGGTGTATTGATCAATAAAATTATTTTTAACTGTTGTCAGTACTTTGATTAGTTCTTGTTTAGATAATTCTTCTACATTAATTGTTGTAGGGAATCTTCCAATAAATTCAGGAATCATTCCAAACTTCATTAAGTCATCTGCTTTTACATCTTTAAAATGCCCTGACTCTGTATCTTTCAATTCACTACCGAAACCTATGTTTGTACCCGTTGTTCTAGCCTTCACAACGTCTATTAGACCATCGAATGCACCGCCTGCTATAAAGAGTATGTCTTTAGTATTAACTTCAATGAGGGGCTCCTGAGGGTGCTTACGTTTGCCGTGTTGAGCAACACGACATACTGTGCCTTCTACAATCTTTAAAAGTGCTTGTTGTACGCCCTCTCCGCTTACGTCACGTGTTATAGAAACGTTTTCACTCTTACGTGCTATTTTGTCTATTTCATCAATAAAAATGATGCCACGTTCTGCTTTTGCTACATCACCGTCTGCTTTTGATAATAATACACTTATCATACTATCTACGTCTTCACCGACATATCCTGCTTCGGTTAAGTTAGTAGCATCAGCAACAATAAAAGGAACATTAAGATATTTTGCAACTGTTTGTGCAAGTAAAGTTTTACCACACCCTGTTGGTCCTAATAAAAGTACGTTACCTTTTTGAATAGTTAATCCTGCAGGGGGAGGATTGAATACACGTTTGTAATGATTAGTAATTGCTACTGCTAGGACCTCTTTAGCAGACTTCTGACCAACAACATACTTATCTAGGTGTCTAAGTATAGCATGAGGTTCAACCTTTTCTATAACATCAGATTTTGCTTGAGCATCATCTGGTTGTTCTTCTTCAATTAATGTTTGGCAAAGGGCAACACAATCAGAACAGATTGCTACTTGTTCACCGACAATTAATTTTTGTACATTTTCTTTGTGTGTACCACAAAAAGAACAATGAAACTCATTTTTTTCACTCATATGATGTACTTATCTTATTGAATTTTCTGGACAGTTTTTAGCGGAGGAGACTGTTAAAGTCAACTCTGTTGTTCCCTCAAATTCACTTAAATCTTGTTCATTTATAGGGTGCATCAAAAAACTTGTAGTTTCTCTACTTGTGTGAAATGATAATCCCCCGCCCGTGTACGTATATAATGCTTTACTACTTCCCCAAGGTTGATCAGGAATATATCTTATACTTTGTACACATATATTTATCGAGGATTCATTATGCAATGAGTTAATATTTAATAGCACAAAGTCATTGCGACCAAATACTTTTCGCAATTTTCTATACATTATTTGGTCCGAAATATAAACTCGTTCTTCGTCAAATGAAATATATGTACGGCCTCCCCTGTCACCCTCAAACAAAATTAAAAGTTCTTGCAATGCTACCAAATATTTTTGGTCCCAAGATATAGTGTAAGGGACATGTAAATAATGTTTGTTAGGATTGTGATAGTCTGCAACGACACTAAAATCATGTACAGTCACATTAAAAGCCTCACTAGGAAAATACTTAAGAGTATTGTCAAGTAACTTTTGTCCGTCTACATAACCCTCTTTGTACAATCGTATTTGTGCTTTGATGTTATCAACATTAAAACCCAATGGATTATGATTACGACTCAACAAAAAGTTCTTTAACTTAGAACTGGCTACAGAAACGTTTACAATTACTCTATGTAAGTTTAAGTCTCTAATATAGATGTGATGTTTAATTTGATATGTTTTGATATATCCTGCACTATATGATAAGATTTGATTATGCACTATTTCACCATTTTGCAAATGGCGTTCAGTATCTAATATGACACCTACTTCATTGTCAATTGCTACTTTAAATGCGTTATTAAGTGCTATCTCTAGTGTAGGACCTTCTCCCTCGACTTGCATTGCATATGCCGCGGGAGAAGTAAGTATGAATAAGACCGCGAGAACTAGCCTCATATAATAACTCCTAGTTAAAATAAGGTGCTATATCGTTCTGAATTGTTTCGGCTCTTTCTCTATGCCATGTAGCAGTGATTTGAATCAATTGATCGTCTTTTTGATCGACTTCAAACACTGTTCCTCGCATGATTGCTTGTGCGTTCCCTCTGACAACTGTGTTGAGTTCTCTTACAGTATCATTGATATTAGAACGAACAGCAAAGTTCATGTTTGGTTTGCCAGGGTCTCTAGGTGCTAGTGGCTCACTGCTTGTAATGCCAACGACTGCTGGTAGTCTTGGAGCATTTACATTGTTTTGCCCTGTACCCTTGATAGGATTACGATAAGTATCGTCTGCTTTTTCAACGTTTTGAGCCATAAGAGTTACTACCCTTTCAGTAGTAATATCTTCGTTGATGAACCTAGCAATCATTGCCATAGATTCAAGTTGACCTATTTGATTTGCAGACTGACCATTAAAATTAGTGCCACCGTTTGATGGAATAGTAATGGTTGCTTCAATCGATTTGATCTCAGATTCTTTACATGTAATGTTAAGAGTCCAACCGTTTCTGTCAATACATTCCCAATTGACTCTGATACCATCGTCTTCAAAGAATGTGCTGAGTTTTTGCTGAGTGACTGCTGTAGTCTTAGGGACTTCAACGTTGTCTGCTTTTTTGCCACCGAACATTGAACAACCCGTTGTGGTTACAATCAATGCTGATAACAATACTACATTTGAAATGTTTTTCATACTTACCCTCCTAACTTGGGCGTTATTAATTTAACTTACTTAGTATTATATGAAATTGAGAAGGTTTATGCAATACTTTTGGGTAATTGATTTACCCAGAATTTTTTGTAAGATAAATCTCTACTTGGACACGTTCTGCTTCTGATAATAAATCAATGTCATACTCGCCTGTTTTAATTTGAGCAATTATGTATTTGATATATTCTTCATCAAACGTATATGAGTCTGTCGAATCTTTATCGATCTCCATCCAATCCTTGCCCTCAAACTTAAAGACACGATTTGGCATCTGATCAACTCTTACAAAGATATCGCCTTTGACTGCGATGATTGGGAATGTGGTTCCGAAACTAGTTCCTGCTTGTCTTGCGCCACTGTCTTCTTGTAATTGCAATTCAGGGTGCATTTCTTTAATAGCATTTTCATGTATCTGTTTGCCTTCTGGGTCAATATAATAGTCACTGTCTCTTACTTTTTCGTATGTGACACCTTGTGAAACTCTAGGTCCTTCTTCAACCTCTTCTTCAACTTTGTTGCCCTCATACTCTTTAAATGCTTGTTTAGTTTCATCTATTTTTGCTTGTAACTCTGGATCTTCTGTTATCACTTCAGGTTGATCTAAGACAGGCTCGGGTACAGGCTCACTCACCTGATCGTTTTCAACCGAGACTTCTTCTTGCAACTTTTTGTGAAACTTACTAAGTTCCCAATTTTCAAAAGCATCTTTTGCTTCTTTTACACTGGGTTCTAATTTTGAAAAATCTAAATCAAAACCAGACATGACATTTGCGGCATCATCTACAGCACTAGGCGGACTGCTTGGTTTTGATTGCAGGTCTGCTTTCATTTTATCGTAGTCTTCTAGGTCAGGGATATCATCATCTTTGCTGTTAAGCATATGTTGACGACCATGTTCCGAACCAAAAGGTTCCATATCAAACCCTTTTCCCATGGGTTCAGGATCTGGATCATCGTCTGGTTGTGGCTTTTCCAGGCTTTGTTTTTCCTTTCTGCGTTGCTCAAATGTATATTGTGATGCAATCAGCAATAAGACTGCTAAAGGATCGAATACAAAAATGATAACCATAATCAACCATGATACTGCGGTTTCTAATAGATTATTATCTGCTTCTTCTGTACCAGTAAAAAACTCTGCGATATATCTGATGGGTCCTACTTCACTTTCTACTAATCTAACTGCCTGCTCAGACTCAAACTTTTCATCTTTTAGTTGGTCGATTACATTGTAGATATCATCTATATCTGCGTTCCATTCATCAATTTGGTTCAAATCATCGTCTTGTGATGATGTAGATTGATCTCTTAAACGATTAATTTCTGCGTTAGCATCGTTTATTGTTGTCTGTGCTTGTGCCCTGTATCTGTCAATGTTTGCTTGTTGTGTTGCAATATCATCTGCAATTGACTCACGTTGTGGTGTTTGCTGTTCATAGAGGGCTTCTGCTTGAGCCACATAGTCAATTGTTTCAGTCTCTGCTCGTCTAAACGTTCCACCTTCATCTGTAGTAATTACTTCTACACCTCTGTTTCTGAGGTCATTTACTGCTTCATCTAATACTGCTAATTGATCTCTAAGTCTGTCTATCTGACCCTGTGCATAATCAATGTCACCCTGTACTCGTTCCCATGCACCGTCTCTGATTGTTTCTTGTTGGGTAATAGATGCAGATACATCGAATCCGTCTGTGGATTGCAGACTTGCGATACGTTCTTCTAATATTTCAATTCTGTTTTCTTCTCTTGCAATTTGCCCGTCTATTCTTTGTACTGTTGCAATTGCTTCTGTTGCATTACCAGATGCAGTATCATGTGCCTTAGACAAGAATCCAAAGATACCTATTGACGTAATTAACATTAAAACCAATACGGCAATACTAAGGTAAGTCTTTAACCACCACGTGGCTATTCCCCAATATCTATGTAACCAAACTGCTGTAACAAGTTTGCTTACTTCTAAAACTCCTCCCATAACTATAATAGGGATAACTGCCGCTGAGAATATAGCGGCTAGACCTGACACTGAATAATAAATGGCAACACCACTGATAGTAAGTGCTGTAAATAAAGTAAGCCAGGCTATAAAGATACTTGTCTTCATATAAGATTTTTCCTCTGCATTATCGTACATAGTATTTAGTAAGATTTTGCATGGTTATTTAGTATTATTTTCTCTTCCAAGTTCTTTAGCAAACAAATGACCATATGTGTCAATAAATTCTTGGTAAAACATGTTAAGTTGTCTAGGTATTCCAGGACCTTGTCGAATATGGTATGTAATCATAGGTGCAATACCGTCTTCTCCTTTGCCTTCAATACCCTTGTCTCTAAGTTTAACTTCTCTAACCTGTAAATAATCACCGTCTGGAAAGGTATATTTTGCACCAATTAGTTTATGCAGTCTTAACTTTTTGATATTCTCTGGCCATTGATCCGGAGTGTAATTGAGGTCAGTCATCTTTTTCAATTACTTCCATATCATATGTGACATCAAATCCACCTTTTCTCATCGTCCACCAATCGTCTTCGTCTAGGTAGTCCCAATCGATTCCGTAAAACTTATCATAACCATTTTCTTCGTAACCCATTTCTTCTAGGTCATCAACAAGTACAACACCTGATTCGAGGTCATCAAACAATTGTTGAATTTCTTCTTTAGACTTATCCGGAAACATATCCGTAAGATATGCAATGTCAATTTCCACTGCATATTTTCTTTCTACTTGGTGCCACTCAGACATCGTTGCTACAATTACTTTTGCCATTTTAGTATCCTGAACTCCAATGAACATATTCATCCTTGCAGTCATATTCACCACAGCAACATTGACCTTCGTCAACATTGATGTAATCTTCATCACCTGGTTGTGCTGGAAGCATATCTGCTAATGTATGAAGATTCCCTTCATCATCAGTAAATTCAGATACAATTACGTTTTCTTTGTCTAATGCCATATTATTCTCCTTTATTCTTTGTAAGAGGAATCGCCCTCTACTATTACTATTTGTCCTTGAAAGTAGCATTCGCAATCATCAGTATCAAAACCATTTTCTAGCAAATAGAACATTCCTTCTTCGTATACTTCTTCTTGGAATTCTTCAAGTTCATCGCCTTCTTTTGACTTGTAACCACTCCAATCCCAGTCGTCCCAACAACCGTCCCATGAATCTATCATTTCTGCTTCGATAAAATCATTGACACATAGTTCATCATTGAATCCATCTTGTTGAGCCTCTGTTAACATTTGAACTTCTTCTGCATCCTGAGGAGTAACAAACCAGTTACCAGAGCGCCATCCTTGTTCAATTACAACAACATCTCCGTTGTCATAGTTTTTTAAAAATTCCTTTTCTATATAGGATTTTTTAAATTTGTTAGATATTTGATATTGCTTACCTATTTCAATTTTCATAATTTTCCTTATTTGTCGTCCCTAAATCTTACGAATCTTGGGAATCGTAAACTATACGAGCCATCCTGATTTTGAGATACTGCATCACATAATACTTCAGCAGTCTCGCCAATAACATCATCAGATGCTGACCAGAACTCGTCTCGTTGTTCGTCTGAAAATCCAGACCCAACATTTACTTTGATAAGTTTGCCATCGTCTGTACCTTGACAAACTAATGCACCCAGTCTACCTTCATTACGACCAGTGCCCTGTTCTAATTCGATGACTTCTAAGTCTACAGTAATAGTAGGCTTCCATTTCATCCAGAAGAGGTTACGTTTACATTCGTAAGGAGCCTCTAAGTCTTTGATCATAATGCCCTCAAATCCTGCATTGACCATATCGTTAGAGTATGTCTTAAGTTCTTGTTTACCTTCATCAGTGTCTAAGTCAACAATGATGTGCGACATAGTTTCTAGTGAACTAAGATCAGCAAACAAGGGTGCTAAGTTATTCATTGCAGTAACACGTTTTCTAAATTGTGCGTTGCAATGCCCACGTTGAAAGTCTGCTAGTGGCATGACATCGAATACATGAAATACTGTATCATCAGCCTTAGCATCAGTTTTTCTACGTGCTTGTGTCATCAATTCATTGAATGATGCACCAACTACTTCACCATCGAACACAAATCCATTTCTGCAATTGCCGATTTCCTTGCCTAACAAGGTAATTATTTTTCTTACATTACTAATTACTTGTGCTTCAATGTGAGTGAAGTTCTCAAATACTTTTCCGTTACGACTGTAACATGTTGCAATTGGCTCAGGGTGATCATACATGCCTGGTTCAAATGATACTACCATCAGAACTCTGACACCATCTAATTTTGGTTCCAGCCTTTTAGTGCCTGACATTTCAGGGCGACCTTCTGAGTTAGTAGCAAGTTGACATTTGAAAACTGGTACTTCGTAGTCAGTTTTCTTGCAAACTTTGTTAATTGTAGCAACAGAAAATCCTGCACGTAAATCTCTGCGAATGACTGGAGCACAAAAGTTGTTCCATTCATCGTCAGTAAATCGCACAGCCATTTCTTCTACTGCTTCGATAGCGGCATTACCAGTTAACTTACGTTCTTTCAGTTCTTCTAGTAATGCAACAAAGTCTTCCCAAGGATTCTCCTCAGCAAAACAATTATCTTCTGCTTCAGTAGGACGTTGAATTGAGACTTGTCGTTGACCTGTCTCAGGATCTTCGATTACTTCAGTAGTAGTTGAAGTCTTAGAAGGAACCTTACGCACACCAAATGTAACGTAAGGATTGTAGCACATGCCTGCAAGTTTTAGAAACGTATCTGCATTATCACTGCCTAATGTGGCTGCCTCTAATGCTTGTTTCAAAACATCTTGTTTATGAAGTTTTGAATTAGATTCGTTAAGTTTGTGTATCCAACTTGCACTCATATGCTTCTCCTAAATATTATTCTATTATTATACATCCAAACAGCAAGAATGTCAACCCCTAGGTTGATTAAATGCTTCTACTATTTGGTCCCACCATACGGATAGTTGGGTAACTGATGCACTTACAACGTCACCAACTGCACCTGCTCCGCCGTACATAAACGTACAAACCAGGTATCCTATGACAAAGCCTATTACTAGATTTTTCATTTTTCCTCCATTACTTTAACACGATTCAACTGGGTGGTCACTAGTCCATCATCGTCAGTACGATGACCTTTGACTGTGCCCTTAATTCTAAGTTCAGTGTCTACTGCTGGATGCAAAGTAGAAGAGGCAAAAAAGACTACGTTACCAGTGCTAGTCTTAGCAGTGATAAAGTAACAATTATACCTGTGTGACAGAATGGTTCTAAGAACAGTAATGTCTAACTCTAATCTGTCTTTGATTTTACCGATAGCAGTAGAAGTCTTAGACTCCTCAGCAATTCGGTCCTCTTGACCTTTTTTAACGATAGCACGGTCATATGCTTTTGGAAGACTTGCGATCATACCGAAATCACTTGAATTGGTGATCGTGTCTTTATCTGCTAATGCCATAGCAGACTTATCAAAATCTGACATCCAACCACCTTGCAACATTTTAAATGTCAAGGCTTTGTAATGTTGACGAACTTGAACACCAAGATTCTTGGTAGTAGCATCAACACCCTTAAGGTTGTTTTGCAGAAGTTCCAACATAATGTCACGGTTGGATTTTACCTTATCAGAACCCTCATGTGCCTTCACATAAGTCTTGCCGTTAAGCAAGTATGCTTTTGCAGAAGCGGCCCAAACATCATTGGCTGAATATTCGATTTTGTTTCTACGCATAGTTCTCATTCCTTATGCACTCCAGTATGATTCTGAAAGTGTAGACATGTAGTGAGGAGTATTGATTCCCTCAGTTACAGTGATTTTTTTACCAGTGCCTGGACAGATACCAGTCTTAGTAATCATTGGTTCAACGTAATCTTCGACAGCAACAATCGTATAAGATGATGCAAACTGCTTGTGAGTAAGATTAAACTGTGGCTCAGTAGCATCACGGTATGCATTGTGCAATGGAGCCGCATACTCAGGCTCACCATTTGCTACGCATTCAGCAACTTGATCATAAGCCTTTTGATAATACTTTACAGTACGGGTAATGCCTGCTTTAGCGGCACCTACTGTTTTGTACTGGGTAGAGGCATAACTCTTTTTGTTAGGCTCTCTGTGGATTGCTTGATTAGTGTTGTCGATAATTAAGTACATTCCTTCTCCTTGATTGTTCATAATATACATATATTATACGCAAAATTGTGCCCAAAGTCAAGCCTTTTATCCAATTATTTTCACTTTTTTACTGTAATAATATCAATAACTTACTCAGTTTCATCGTCTCTAACGATACGCAAGAACGGTTTTTGACGGATTGTTGGTGATTCAACTGGCTCAGGACCTTTGTATTCAGCACCCTCAACTTTGGGTTCAATTGTCTTGCTCAAATGTTGAGTCATTTGTGCTAACATAAGAACGATATCGTCCTTATCCTGTTGCTCATCTAGTGTGTTTAACCATTTTTCTAGTTCTTCAACTCCACCATTAAAGAGTAACTGTGCTACCCATTTTATATTGGTAGCATATCTACCTTCATTCCAAATACTCATTATTCATACTCCGGATTGTATTGTTCATATTCTCCTGTGTACCAGGCCTTAATAATTTTTTCTGCTGGTTTGCCTCTTACTGATTGAGAGATATTCGGGAAACCCTCTATCCCATCATCAAGCCTTTCTTTACTGCTGGGAATCAATGTATCTGATAACCAATAAGCGGTACTTGCAGTAGTTCCTTTTGTATTGAACCAAGGATCTTTATCAATTGCTCTAAGCATACCTTCTATAAAAATTGCTTGTGCTGAAAAATCTGTTGGGATAAACCATTGCATACATCGACCCTCATATGATACACCATCATATGTGCCTTCAGTGCAAAAGCCGTCTTCTTTCCAACCTGTGCTTAAAAACATTTTATGACTTTGTGCAAATAGATTCCAAATTACTGGGGGAAGATCATACGTAGTATATTCCCAACATGGTTGTTGAGTATTACAAGTCCAATTATTATATAGATCGTTTACATACTTTGATATACGTTCTTCCATTAATTCGACTGTAGCATTTTGTTCTTCGCCTTTGCTTAATATGTTAGGCAGGCTAAGTAAAACTCCGTCGACTTCATTAAAGACTCTACTATCGTTCCATAATACCCCTTCTCCTACGTATACCTCACCACTAAATCTTGCTTTAATTTCTGATACAATGCCTGCCATACGTTCCATGTAATATGATGCCATCCAATTGGCTTCGGCTTGATCTGCTTCACCTTCAAGTCCACAAAAGCAAACCCACATAGCACTCCAGTCTGCTGACATACCACCTACACCCAACTGCTCTAATCTTTCTGCTTCCCAAATCATATGCTTTTCATGGGTATCCATAATCCTTTTTAACAATGCTCGGTCAACATAGACCATGCCATCAAAAGGAAACAAAAATGTATTGGTATCATCTAAGGCTAAAAACTGCCATGCATAATGCATATTCATTCCTAATTCTTGGGCAGTTTCAGCAATATATTCTATCTGCCAATCACTTATATGTTTACGACCGTGATTGATAGTCCATGTTTCTTCTGTGTGATCGTTCCAGTAACCAAAGTTATAGACCCATGCAGTCTCTACACCATGTTCTTTGAGTCGGCGTAATGTTGTTCTATACATTAACTTGATATACTGTGCTGATGTGCAATTTTCTACTAAGTTAGTTTTGTTTTTTAAGTTTTCGTATATCCATTGAACACCATAATCTTTAAAACCGATTGCTTTAAGATGTCCTTCTCCAAATGAATTCTGTGGCATAGGTATATCAAAGTCACCTAGATATTCTTCTTTGATTTTTGCATTGTGCGGGTTAGTACACGTACCTTCACTATCTTCGTCATTAACAGTAACATCTACACTTGCAGTACCACCTGAGCAGTTAAGAGAGAACGTATAGTCACCATAACTATCCATTGTGAAGTTCTCACTGCCACTTAATGACTTGCTACCTGACCAATAACCAGATGCTGTACACGAGGATGCATTTGAACTAGACCAAGTGATTGTTACACTGTCACCTTTTACAATGCTTGTTTTACTTGCAGTCATTGATACAGAGGCGCTAGAATTGTTGCCACCGCTACTACCGCCACCACTGATTGTACCACCGATGATTGCTCCTGCAGTGTCACCACCACCTCCACCGCCACCACATGCAGTGATGATTGCTAGTAAAGGAATGAGTGTAATATGTTTAAAAAATGTCATTTTGTGTACCTATATGTGTCAAGTGTTTATACAGTATACATAAAATATTGCCCGAAGTCAATAGAAAAATGCCCAAATCTTGCGAAATGGGCATTTTTGTTTTTCTGAGTCTTTTCTTTGAGGAACTGCTATTGGATTTTAAATACCAATTTGTCCGATTGAGTGAACCATGATCCAAGTCGTTGTTACAAATAACATTACTTCCCCTAGTTTTTCTCCATCAAACGAACAGTGTTGCTTAATGCTTAAGAATTTCTTCAATGTTGTCTCCGTGTGTGTATTGCAAAGGATGTAGATTTTAGGCACCCTAAAAAAGGATTTTAGGATTGTGCAAAAAATACTACTATGTAGGACCCTCCTACAACTCTATTTATACCTAATTGTTAATTATGATACTTTTCGTAGCAAGTGTCATAAAGTGTCATACCACGGAAGAAATAAGGGCTGTATGTAAATTGAAAGTGTCATAAAGTGTCATACAGACTCTAAATATTCTCTTAAATTACCATGTAATGTAATCATCATGGCTGTCTTATGATCATACACTCTGATAAAAGGTTCACCTTTTTTATCTCTTAACTTATGGACTCCGAGATAATATGGACATTTAATCTTTTTTATAATTTCTTGTATAAATGCTTCCGGAGCAATAATTCTTCTTTTGTGCATTGTTTTAGGATTAAGTCCCAACTCAAAATCATAGTATTCAAGTTTTGCTAAATCAAATAATCTAAGTCCTTCTTCACTTAGTCTTAAGCCTTGTCCTCCCCTACCTGTTAACCATATTTTAAATACAATGTCTCCTATAGGCATATTGGAAGGCACAACACCTTCAGGTATTTCTTTAAGAACTGCTTTAGTTATTTCTTCTTTGGATTTAGGAAAGATCATCCGGATAAACAATACGTCCGGAGTTTAAAAATACTACTGTGAATTTATCTGTTTTAAATTGAGAATTCAATTTACGGCACAGATTTCTTGCATGTCCCGGATTAGAGAAACTAGTTTTCTTATACTTTGGGGCCGCATCGTCATTTAGATAATGTGAGGATTTTAGGTTAATGGGCTGATCATCATAGTATACAGCCCAAATACCTGATGCTTCGATAATTTGATCGCATTTGTATGTTTCTTTATCGACATACTCCAATATGACATGGGGTTGGCTTCTACTCACTTGAAAGAGCCGCCTTTAACTTGTACACTAATTGTTTCTTCACTATCCTTTTCCTTTTTTAATTCATGCAAATCTGCTAACAACATAACTAATTCATCACGTAAACCTTTGGCTTGTTCGATTGGAAGTACAATAGTAGTTTTCCTTTTCGTTTCTCCCAATGATACCGTGTTCACAAAATCTTTTATGCGTAACATAATATGCTTATATATTTATCAGATTTTTTGCTTCTTCACGTGTTTTAAATGGTCCTTGATAGGGATATCTTTGAATAAAGATATATTTTGGACAAAATATTACTTGTTCGATGCCATTATGTTCGACTACAAAATAACCTGCGGCATGAAAACATTTTGATTTTTTTGTTTTTGTAAAAACATGAAGACCTCTTTTTACATCATACACAGAGTTATATGTCCTTGCTGTAGTAGGATACTCTGGGTAAGGTGTCTCTGTTTGTTTCTTAGATTCTTTGGGTGCCACAAACTTAATTTTGGTATTCTTTTGAATCTTTTTGATAGACTCAAATTCAAATACTTCGTCTTGTAAAGTAACGTTAAATGTTCCTACATTGTTTGCACAAACATTACCGACTTTTCTTTCGCCGTCTTTTAAAATCCAAAACTCATCATCTTTGACGGGCTTTGCAGTCAATTCTACATCTAATATCATTTTTTCTCCATTAAGTTCGTAAACGTAAATTTTATTTTCAGTTTTAACCATCTACTAGTTTCCCTGAATATGGTGCGTTCAACCATTTAGAATAACTATCTGCTTGATCACTGATTCTGTTAAGTTCATACTTACCACAAAAACGCATAAAGTGTACACCTACTTGAGGGACTTCTTTCTTTTCATTTACGCCATTTTTGATAGTAGTATCAACTTGATTTCTAATAACCTCGGGTTGTGCTGTCAAATCGATCAACACACGATTGCGTTCATAATCATCACGTACTCTATGTTCGACTTCATTATGATCAGTCCAACGTTGTAACATGATGTTATTCCAGTTGAATCCACCCTTGTCTTTATCTGCATATGCTTCTAGCAAACCTGTTTTGTTCTTTGTACCCTTCTTACGTACACCTGGATATGCACTAAACACATTATCAGTAGTGTCGCCACGCATACATTTTTCAAAGAGTAGATAAGCAGGGTCTTCAAGTAACTTGGGTTCACCTGTTTTCTTGTCTTTGATTGGACGATTTTTGTCATCAAAGTAACCATCTAAGCAGATAAACTGATTAGACACGCCATTGTATTGATGTACATTCTCTGCGATAAGTTGAACATAATCTGAGTCACTAGATATAATGACATGTTCATCATCAGGATGTAATGCAATGAAACGAGCAATCAAATCGTCAGCCTCAGCATTGGGATCTCGTAAGACACTACAGTTAGTCTTGTCCTTGAGATACGTTGTAAATGTTTCATAAGTCTCCCAAAACATTTCATTTTCTTCTTGTTCCGCTTCAGTCAATGACTGTGCCGCTACCTTACGATTTGCTTTGTAAGGTGTGTAAAACTCTTTACGCCATGAACGACCCTCTAAACAAAATACAACATGGTCAATACCAAACCTACGCACTGCCTGATTAGCAGATGCTAACTGTAGATGCAGTGCCATACCTATCTTTTCCCAAGTATTTGAATTCCGACTTGCGACATGACGGGCACGAAAAAACGTGTTTGCCGTATCTATAAGGGCATATTTCATATGAGTCTCTTATTTATCATTTAATAATATGCTATTATACGCAAAATATACGTATATTGCAAGCCTTTATGGGTAAATTGGGTAAATTAATCTTCGGTGTGAGCGCCGATTGCAAATCTGAAGGTTTGTTGACACCTTCCATTAGATGCAATAAGATGTTGAAAGTTGTATTCCAGTCTAGGGATAAGTTCTTTTTGGGCGTCTAACCACCACTCATCATTCATAGAACATAGCCTTTCGATTTCATCAGCAATTGCAACTGCTCTATCTTCGTCATTTTCGATCAAGTCATATGCTTCATTAATCCATGGCGAAAAGGTCTTGTATCCTGTTTCTCTTAATACTGCTAACGCACCGGGCATGCCACACAAAATAAAAGGAATTTTTGCCATAATAAATTTATATGTTTTTTCAGTAAATGTAATACAATCTATAAAGTTAGTATCTATAGTACATGGAAATTCATACTCATGGTCAATTACTTCCTTTTCTTCGTAGATAGCGGTTGGCCTCTGCACCTTCCAGCCGGAACTATACAAGTTTGGATGAGTTTTATTAGTTACATCTTGTAAGTATTTTGTTTCGGTAATAATAGCAAAATAACATTTATTTACATGTTCAATAGTATCTTCACCTAAAGATATCCATTGATCTTGGTCCATATGAAAATTATTTAAATCAAATTGATTGGTGCCTTGGTAATCTCTGCTTCCTAAACCTTTTAATTGTAAGGTCAAATCTTTGTTATTAATCAATGCTTGAAACACGTCTGGCCCTGTTTCAGGGAAAAAGGCTTGAATAAAATCATTGTCAGGATCAGCATATTGTTCAATACAATTCCACCACTGATCTTCAGTTATGTTTAATGACATCATTCCTTTGTCATGTAAATTTCGTCTAATTATTTGACCTACAAAATAAATTCTGTTTATTTTAGGATGGTTGTTGTAAAACAAAAATTTATAGGGTTTAATTTTTGGTTTACTGTTTAATTTTCTTAATGTTTTTTGTTCTTCTTTATTGGCCCTAGACCATTGACTATTAAGTGTATCTTCTAATCCGTTAGTACATATCTGAGCCATATGCAACATTAATTTATATTTTTTGTTGTGTTCTATCATATATCGATAGTTTTTTGTATGAGGAGCACATGCCCAAATCATTGCAAAATGGTTCATAGTTACTATGTCTGGTTTATCATCACCTACTAAGTATCCATGATTAATGTATTCAAATACATCAGACCAAATTTTTAAATCTAAAAAGGTATAACCTTCTGATGCACATTTTAAAACAAATTTGTTTTTGCCGGCATCTTGTGCTTTTTCCCATATATAATCGCCTATAATACGAATTGCTTCATTATATCTATCATCACCTACCCAATTTCTACCGGGCCCTATGTATGATTGTATTGAAAAGTTATAGCCGTGAATTTCAAAATACTCTTTATATGCATCGGCTCCCAACAATATTGAAGTGTGCATACTTCCTGAAAAACTAGGTCCATGGGGATTATCTAGTTCCGTCTTAATGCATTTAATTATGTCATCTTTATAGGGGATAAACCCTTGATCTAGGTTATGCTTAGTCATGTAGACTATTTATTATCGGATAAAGGAGGTTGATATGACTGAACTGCATTGTCCAATGTTTTGTTTGGATCTACAAAACCTTCTGCTTGAGCAACTTCTTTGTTATCGAAAAATTTATGCATTTCTTCAATAAGGAATGTTCTATTCTCAGCAATAGACAAGTCTAGTCTACGTTCATTGATTAGTGTAGTTTGATGCAGTTTCCATGCATCAAAGGCTTTTTGAGATACAGTTTCCATTAAGTCTATACCGGCTTGTCCAGGTAAAGGTGGAAATGACATTGCAGGAAGTTCCTCTTGATATTTTTTACAAAACACTATCCTTTCCATTAACTTACCTCCGACCTTCCGTCACCTATGTCTTTACTGCTGACAACTCTCATGTCAGCACCGGTAATAGGATCTTTATCTTTTCTATTGTAAGGATCTGCTTGATCTTGCTCATATACTTCTAGTGCAATATTGCGACAAACTTGTTGAAACCATCTGTCTACAATCATTTCATCTGTATCGTCTTCTTTTTCTTTGTAACCTGCCTTAATAAGATTCAATACAAACTTATCATTCCAATCCATTTCAAAAGCACCGTTGTTTATATCATCAGGATTGACATCTACATTTAAAATAGATACCCAAGGCTCCCCGGCTCTAGTTGCTTTTTCTTTTTCACTAAGTTTCGGTGCTGATTTTTTCTTTTTGGGTTCGGGCTTTTTACCGAACATGTTTTTAATCTTGTCTAACATTTAAGTCCTCTCTATATACTTATCATGTAATTGGAAGGACGCAAGATTTTTTGCTTTAGACTCGCACATCATATCAGCCCATGATAGATGTTCGATGGCCCAATCATTAACAGCATTGTTCCAGTAGTAGTCAGAATGTGCCCTAAGTTTTTGTTTCTTGTGCCCTGACTCTAGTAGAGTATTCAGATCGGGCATTTGATCAAGGTTGTGTCCTGTAAGATAATCCTCACGTGATACTGAATAGTGAATGACAGGACGAACACCTCGCCAAGAATCAATTATACGTTTACATCTATCATCTGTTGGTAGAATATATTCTCCCTCTTTGACCCAGTGATGGTGTATGTCCAGTACGAGTGCAAGATGATCGGCGAGTTCGAGGCTTGCGTCAAGTCCCCATGACATTTCATCGTTTTCGATTGTGATTGTGTTGCGGGCCTCGGGAGAGAGTCTAGGTAAGATATCAATGATACCTTGGGGACCTCTACGTCCTGAGATGTGTACGTTGATTTTGAAGTCCTGAAATTGCTTACCGTAACCCATTGCCCTTGCCATATCCACATGATATTCAAACTCCTCTATACTATTATCGACAATACTGTCAGTTTCTGAAGCAAGGACAGTAAATTGACCTGGATGAAATGATAGTCTAACATTGTTTGCACGTGCAACTTCACCGATCGGCGCACATAGTTGCTCCATGCGATTGATAACATCAGCACGTTTGTAAAAATATGAGAACTCCGGATGTGTGTAACCAGTCATCATATCACTAGTTAGACGTACCATACGTAGTGATAGGGGAAGAGTAGCAACTTTAGATACAAGATTGTATGTATTAGTCAAGTTGCGTTCCATGACTTCCCACATCTTGTCTTCTGCTTTGTCAGGGTTATTACGCAACCACGTTAGTGTAGTGCCACCTGTATTGAGTCCCTCAGTAGAAACTAGTTGATCTTTGTCATTGATCTCAGACCATTTGCAGGCGAAACCTATGCGTTTAATATTATTATCTGTAAACATTGATAAATACTCTTATAAAGTGATGGATAAATAAACCTATGAGTGATATACGAAACATACTAGATATGATACAGGAAAATGAGAGTGATGTCAAGCCTCATTTACCCGAATCTAATCCTGGAGAAACGTCAGATTTCGTCAAAGGCAACGCAAGATTTGCCGCTCACGCCGAAGAAACATTAGAAGCAATGGTCGATAAATTCGAGGTAGAAACTTTACCCGAATTTTTACGTGACGAGGGTGTTGAAGTTCCAAATAGAGAAGTAGACGAAAATATCTCTGATAATAAATTACCAACAATTGATCAGGAAATGGATTCTTACTTTGGATCTAAGCCCGGTGAATTAGAAGAAGACGAATTAAACGAATATAAATGGCAACCACGTGCTGATGGTAGCACTAGAATAGAAGTTGCTAAAGTATATCAATGTAATCAATGTGATGGAGACGGTACAGTAGTTGATGAAACTGAAGACGATGCCGAAGTTGTTACATGTAGACAATGTTTAGGTACAGGTCACGTTGATGCTGAAGGTAATCCAGTAAGAATTGGATTTGGTCCTAGAGAAGATGAAGTCGTTACAGGTAGAGAAGAAGAATTAGAAACTGATGACACTATGTTTGAAGAACTAGGTAAAGATGGTAAAAAACCAGCAGTACCTTACAGCAAATCTACAGAAAAAGATTTAGCAGATAGAATGCTAAAAGCAACTCCCCCTAAGACAGACTCCAGAGATCATAACAAATCAGACGAAGGTGAGTGGGCTAGAGAACTTAGACACATCAAACAACTGGGCGGTCAGACTGGAAAAAAAGTTAAAGATGATGTCGATGAAGCAATCGATGCACCTACAAGAGTCATTAAAGATAAAGAATTAAACGATTACTTAGACAGAGTTCTGTCAAAAGATAAGAAGAAAACTGACAAGTACAAGTTGCCTTATGTGCATAGATCAAACGTTAAGAATTATATTCCGATTGTAGATCCAGAAGGAAAACGATTTGATTTAGATAAGTTGGCCGCAGACATTACTGAAAGACCCAAAACGTTACTTAAGCAAAACGAAAAGATGCAACATAGTGACGGTACAACTAGTATTTTCTACAACATCGGTCTTCCTGCTTTAACAGGATTAGGCTATGATGAAGAAAAGAAAGAGTTTGTAATTATTAATACATGCCCGGGAGCAGGCGAATGTAAGACATTCTGCTATGCATTAAAAGGCGGTTATGTACAATGGGCTCCAGTATCACTTAGTCAAACAAGAATTTTAAACTATCTGTATAATGATCCAAGTGGTTTCTTTGATCAATTAAATGCAGAAATTGATGAACAAAAACGTAAAGGTGATGCTAAACAAGAAAAACATAAAGTTACTGTACGTTGGCATGATGCAGGAGACTTTTTTTCTGATGAATACTTAGACTTAGCATACAAACTAGCCGCTACACACCCAACAGTAGACTTCTATGCATATACTAAACGAGCAGATGTATCGGGTGCTACTCAAAATAGACCACCTAACTTTATGATTAACTTCTCAATGGGTGCTAGAAAAGCAGAACAAAAACGTGTAGATTTCGGTATAGAAAAACATTCAACTGTAGTACCAAAAGACTTGTTTAGTGATCTACTTAAAAAAGACGGAAACAGATTAGTAAAAGGTCCTGATGGTGAATGGCAGTGGAACGATCAAAAAGATTTTGAAACGTTTAAAGAACGTATGGCTGCCAAATATTCTATCGATCCTAAATCAATTATCACTTATGATGAAATGATGAAGACACCATATGGTGGAGGCGGAGTAGGCGGCGGAGTAGCAGACGGTGATAGATCATTTAAAAGAGGGATTTATAACGTTATTGTCAAGCCGGGAGACGGAGACGATTCAGCCAATCGTGCTGATGTTTTAGGTACCTACTTGTTGATGCACTAATCCTGTACTACTTTAAGTAATTCTTCTAAAGTATAAAGTTCCTTCATATACTCAGATTTTTCTTTTAAAACAGTTTCGGGTAGGTCACCTTGTCTGCGTGTTGAGTGTACGACTTTAAAGTCTATATTATTAACTTGTTTAAATGTTTCAACCATTTCTTTAACACTGTAACCTTTTCCGTGTCCTAAACATTCAACTTTGTTTGCTGGTTTTTCAATTGCTGATTTAATACCCTCACAGACTTCATTCACGTGAATATAATCTCTCACGCATGTACCGTCGGGTGTATCATAGTCGTCACCAAAAATTGTAAAATGTCCTTTTTGTGGTGCTTGTAATAAGTTTGCCATTAGTCCATCTGGGTTAGTCGGACCATGACCGTCTACCCCTGCTACATTATAAAACCTAAAAATAGTAAAATCTTGTTTGTTGTGTTCAGTACAATACTCAATTACGACATCTTCTGCCGCTTTTTTAGACGTACCATATGGATCATTACAATACTCAGCAACACCTGTGGATGAGAATATAAAGTTCTTTGTTTTAATCTTAGCCAATACGTTCATCGTACCATTAAGGTTAGTGATGTAGTATTGAATAGGTACTTGTTTACTTTCGTTAACTCTGACTCTAGCCGCTAGATGAATGACTGTATCAAATTCTTCTGGAAACTCTCCAAAAGGATGATTGATGTCATGCTGTATAAACTGGCTCTCTTTAATCTCTGCTTTAGGAGGAAACAAATCTAATCCCCATACATCATAATCGTCTTTTAATTTGTTAATTAAATGAGAACCTATATAGCCCGAACATCCTGTTATTAATACTTTTTTCATAATTTTATCGCCAGTATAGTTAGTATTGCAATTAGCAATACGTTAGTAAGAAAGATGCCTATGGCTAATATTGTGTGATACCATATCCATCTAGTTTTGTATGCGTTCTCAATCGTTACTTCATCAGGATCTACGTCATCCTTCATCATGTCTATAACGACTGTTTCTTTTTTAATCTCTATTGGTTCTGGCTTCTTCCAGAATTTTGTAAACCATTCGCCCATTATAATCCTTCAAATAATTGTGCTGATTGTGTACTTGATACAGTTTCAGGTGGTTGAAAATATGGATCAGTTGTCAACCAAGTGTCAGTATCTGTGTAACATACTATGAACTTATGCCTATTAGTCAATACACTTCGTACATCATCAATACATATTGTACTTCTGTTCAGACTACTAATGTAATCTGCGTGACTTGTTGTGGTATGCTGTAATATACCTGCAGTCGAATTATTAGACTTTTTGCTAACAAAACTGTTAAAACAGTTTATCCACTTTTGAGCAATCAGTTGTTCTTGTGCATTATAATGAGCCAATGCACCTAACTTATAATAAGACTCTGCTGTAGGATATTCTTCATAAAGCACGGAGATAATATCTGCTACGTTACTTTTGTCTCCTACATAATAATACTTATCATCGAAATTCTTTAGCCAACGTTTTCCTTCGTATGCTACAGTAGGCAATTGAATATGTTGTTCTAAAAACGCAATACCATAACTCTCAACAGTACTTGGATTGAATGCTATCCTTGCACCAGTAATAAAGTTAACCTTTTCTTGTCCTATAATACCTGACTTAATTTCATAGTCTACGCCTAACTCTTTTAATCGTGCCTCAAACTTCTTAGCACCATTTGCGTTAGTCATAACTTTAGCAGGCAGTTTAGTCTGTTCAATAACTTTCAAAAAGTCTTCAGGACCTTTTCCTTCTTCCCATCTACCGATATAAAGTACACCTGTTCTTTCTTTGTGATGTTCTTCTAATAGACTAGGTTCGGGTAATGGTATAGGTAGATGTACTGCGTTAAGTTCTGAACTACCTAGTACCTGAGTGTTGAACTCACTTTGCGTACCAATAGTTGTGTTAGAGATTTGTCTTTGCAATCTCATAGAATGATTCACGTTGTCTAAGAAAGGATTCTTTGTATTCTCAAATAACTGACTTTCTAAATGTGTGTAGTTGATAATCTGAATACAATCTTCTAATCCGATCTCAGACATTAAACGTGAAGTTTCGTAAGTATTACAAACAATAGAATCATACAGATTAGACTCTAAGGCTTTGATCACTGAGTTCCTAAAGTTAATCATACGTTCTAAACAGTAACTATCGCCATACATGAAGATACCTTGATGTTTAGAATAAGACAAAGGATTGTCTGTGTAGATAAATCTAGCACCGTCGTTCTGCAAAGTCTTAGTAAACTCTGTATGCTTGTCAAATTTGTCTGTAATGATATCAACTTTGATATTATTATCCTTCATCTGCTTTACGAAACTTAAAGCAAATTGTCCTATGCCCCCATGGGGAATAAGATGTTGATATGACATTAAGAATGCTATGCGTTTATTGTACATTTCTCTCCCACAACCAAGCACCGGCACCAAGATACTTAATCTTTTTGCCACCTGCTTTTTCTGTGTATTCGTCTTGTACGTCTACACCTATTCTGAAAAAGTCTCTGTCTGTTTTGCTAGGATTATCTGCAAGCCATAGTTGCTTTGCATCTAGCATTAAGTAATATCCATCATTAGCACTCATGTAACTATTATACTTCCTCTCAAAATCAATGTCAACATCTTTTATACCCAAAAAGGAAGGACCTTTCGATCCTTCATTATTTTCTCATATATTGTTTAGTATTGTTCGGCCCATATTTTTTATTCTAAATGTCCTGTACTCGGCTGGGAATTCCCGTCAGGTGTAATGTTTCCATTGCTTCAGTCTCCTCTATGTCAAAAGATGCAACAATTATATCACCGACGATATAAGATGTCAACTTAAATTATAGAATCTGTAGACTTTTTTTCCCAAACTAACTTTACACCTCTGCGATCAAGTTCATTTCTGCATTTTTGCTTGATTTTAGGTCTACCATTACTACTATTAATATAATCAATAAGTTCTTGCTTAGGAGTATTTTTAATATAGTAGTGAGTTGTAGTTGTTACTTTAGTACCTCTTTGTACTGTTTTTTGTGATGGTTTAAATTTAACTGGCATTATCCTTGACCTCTATTAATAGACATTGAACGTTTCTTTGCCTTATTCATTGTACTCATCGCAATCTTTACTCTGCGACCCCTTCCACCAACACCTGTTGATGTGCATTTTTTACCTGTACCGTTAATTAACGACTTGTTTATTTTTCTTCTACTTGCTTTAGCCATTCTTCCTTTTAGTTTGTATATTTATAATTAAATATGTGTTGTATTAAATTTCTACTGTAGTAGTAGGTTCCTCTATTTGAAGTAATCCAGACGGTGGATTGTTATGTCCAATCATGCTATCACTACTTCCAATAAATTCTTCTCGTTTTTCGTCCCAGTTTTTAAGGGCATCTTTAATACTTGCTTCGGCTAATACACTACAATGCAATTTAATTGCGGGGAGTTCTAGTGCGGTTGCTATGTCTCTGTCTTTGATTTGTTGTGCTTCTTCTACTGTCTTACCCATTAGCATTTCAACGAACATAGTTGAACTTGCTATTGCGGATCCACAGCCGTATGTTTTGAATTTGACATCAACAATTCTTTCGTCTTTATCTAACTTGAGTTGCAGTTTCATTACGTCTCCACATGCGGGTGCACCTGTCATTCCAGTTGCTACATCTGCATCATTTGGATCGAATCTTCCTACTGCGTGTTTTTCGGGATTTTTTAAAACGTCCTCGAACCGTTGTACTACTTTATCTGAATATGCCATATTGTTTTATCTATAATGTTTTTGAATTGTATCTATCTTCTCCTCTGCGTTTGCGATTGCTTCAATCTGTGATTCAACTGCTTGGACAACATCAGGATGCTCTCCGATACCTGCAGGGTTATCAATGTATACTTGAATGTTGGCTTTTGCCATTGCAATTTCGCCTTCAAGTTTTTTAATTAATGCTTCTAATAGATGATTCATTGCTGTTTTCCTTTATACATCACTATTTATCATGTAATCCATTGATTTACAAGAAATTAATGATTCTCATTTGCCTATTGCGTTACCATATATATGAACGTGTACTCTACTTGTATAAAAGTACCCTCGTCTAATGGCTTCGTCTGCAATTGTTGCTTCTGTTTGTACTAAGCCTTCATATGTTCCACCTACTCCCATAATCCATACGGGATAATTACATCCTGCTTCTCTGAACAGTTTAGTATATTCTTCTACTTCACGCCAACTCTCGTCTGTACCATTGACAACATACTTTAGTTGACCTACAGGACTAACTTCAGCATATCTACCTACTACTTCAGGCTTGATTGCTTTCTTAGATTGTTCACCTGCTGTTGACCATAGTTTAGGACTGATTGACCAATACCATTCTCTTCCAACCCAACCTGAGTAATTACAATGTACCCAATTAGCAAATTCATCTGTGATAGGTTTAGTGCCGTTAGTTTCCACAGTTACGTTCATTGGCATGTTATCTCTACGTTTGAACTCG